GATTGAAGCAGTATTAAATTACCTAAATATTCAATTACGGAAAATTCGTCGAAAACATTTTCAAAAATATTTAGAAGCGTATAATAGAGCATTGACAAGCCGTGATGCAGAAAAGTATGTAGACGGCGAAGACGAGGTAATTGATTATGAAACCTTAATCAACGAAGTAGCATATTTGCGTAATCGTTGGTTAGGTATTATGAAGGGTCTTGAAGCCAAGCAATGGCAGATGGGACATATCGTGCGTTTACGCACAGCAGGAATGGAAGATATTTCAATATGAGTTATTCAAATATAACATCAAACAATTTTGGTAACCTTAGTCCAGGTAGTTTAACACCAGGTAGTTTAACAAATTCAACATTTACACCTAAACAGTTGCAAGCAATTAAACCTTTGGCTCAGCTAAATGCAACATTTATGCTTTCTTCGGAAAACAATTTGCATCATGCGGTCAAAAAATATGAAGTGTATGAAACACCAACCGATGTATTAGCATTAAGTGTTGCTTGGAAAAGACTACGTGATAATGGTCACTCCGGTATAGGCAAGCTATTGCAGGATGAATTGTTTAATATGGTTACTGGTGATGACACTGAAATGGCTAAACAAATACGTGACTACTACAGTAAAAAAATTATGATGTTAACATTGCGAAATGATAACCCGCGCATGTCTGACTATCGTAAAGACCTAAACACATTTGTGCATGGTGATGGTCGTATGGTTAGAGAAAACATGTTAGGCTTAGCATACTATCTACCTATATTTTATGAGTACGATGTTAACATTGATGAAGTTCGGTGTGCAGTTGATGCAAATCAAAACTTTAAAAAATTAGACAAAGAAAACAAGCCTAAACTGTTGAAACTTTCTGTAGAATTGAAACCATTGAAGATGTTGGTTAGAAAAACTAAACGAATTACTACTAATCAATATTGGCTCAAGGATCTTAAACTAAATGCCGGTGTACTAATTAGTATTCAACCTGGTAATCCTTTAGAGCATATTTGGAATGATATGTTTCTGAATACGGAAGTATTACAAGTTAATGGTTCTTTTTGTAGACGCACAATAGACAATTTTGAATACTTTAGTGTTGATAAATGGCATCTAGCAAAAGGTTGACAATAAATCAATTCGGGCATATAATACATGTATTGATTGATTAAAGGACGATTAGATGTTTAAAGTTGGTGGGTTGTTGTTTCGTAATCCAGAAGCCCTTGGGGCATATCTCAAATTGCACAAAGGTACTACTTTTGTAGTAGAGTATGTCTCCGACTATATGCTCGGTGACCCAATGGAACAATAAGATTTTGGTTGACAATAAATCAACTAGGGTGTATAATTGTATTTTTCAGTGACTAATATAGGAGTTTAAATGTCTACTGTTCGCATTGTTTCTGGGACGTATCGCAATCAACCGATCGCTAATCAAGTTTTCACATTGGTGAAAGGGTACCAATTGGGTACGAAAGGTGGGTTTGTTACAGTGAAAAATGAAGGTCAATTCCCGGGTCGCAGTGGTCTGATCAGGGTTGGTGTTGCTAATCAAAATGATTTGCAATTTGTGTCAGGCACTGAGCCTGTTGTCGTAGCAGTTGAGCCAGAGGTCAATGAATCTGAAACTGAGGCAATGGATCGCATTGCTAGCCGATTCAATGTGCTTGATGAAATGAGTGCCGCATGTATCTCAGGCAACATTCGTGCTATGATTGTGTCAGGTCCCCCTGGTGTCGGCAAGTCGCACGGCGTGACTATGCAAATGGAGAAGGCAAGTCTGTTTGATAAAATTGCAGGCAAGCGTCCTCGTTTTGATATTGTGAAAGGTGCAATGTCAGGTATTGGTTTGTTCTCTAAACTGTACAAATATTCTGACAGTAAGAATGTTTTGGTCTTTGATGACTGTGACATTTGGGAAGACCCTGATGCATTGAATGTGTTGAAAGGTGCTTTGGATTCAGGCAAAACTCGCCGAATCAGTTGGAACAAAGACTCACGCATTTTGCGTGAAGAAGGTATCCCCAATACTTTCAATTTCAATGGCTCGGTGATCTTTATCACTAACTTGAATTTTGCTGACCGTCGTAGCAACAAAATCAAGGCTCACTTGGATGCACTGCAAAGTCGCTGTCACTATCTGGATCTCACTATCAATAGTGAGCGTGATAAAATGTTGCGTATCAAGCAGGTCCATCGTGATGCTGACGGTGGTTTGTTTAGCGAGTACGATTTCACCGATGAACAATCATCGGATGTTATGAGTTACATGTGGGACAATCACAACAAATTGCGTGAAGTGTCATTGCGTATGGCATTGAAGATTGCAGACTTGGTCAAGATTAGCCCGAGCAACTGGCAGAATCTTGCTAAGGCAACTTGCATGAAAGTTTAACGCCGTGTGAAGGCAGGGGCAATGTCAATAAGTCCCCACCCTATTTTTGGAGACTACGGTCTCCTTTTTTTGCCTTTGTGTTTGCTTTATCTATGCATAAGTATTATAATAACTAGATGATATCAAAACCGAAAACTAAAGAACAATTAATTTATTTTCTTGCATCAGCCATAAAGTTAGGTACTTACGATAAAAGGTTCCTATCCAACTTGGAAACAATGAACCTAGTCAATAAGAAACCATTGACTACTAATCAAGCATCGTTGCTGGATAAGATTACATCCAGATATAAAAAACAAATAGAAAAATTAGAAATTCATGTTGATGAATTGTTAAACTTGCCATGGGACAATGCTCCTATTCCAAGTCTACCTCAATTCACTGAGGTGCATTTGTTATTGGTCGATGATGAATTGATTTTGCGTAGCCCCTATAAAAAAGATTTTGTAACTGAATTTAGAAATTTAGAAATAAATCCTATTTGGCACAAAGAAGATAGGTTCTGGAGAATGCCAGCAAATAGTTACACACTAAAGGTAATTAAAAATTCTATTGAGAAGCATTATACAAAAATCAACTACTGCGATAGTATCAAATCAATGCTAGATTCTACTTCTATCTATGATGCAAAAATATGGAACCCCAAATTCTGTTATATAAATAATAACTTCTATGTGGTAGCGACTTCACCTATGTTGCAACAAGCCATAGAACATTTATCTTTTGACATTGATCTTGCGTTACTGCCTAGATTGAAAAGATTTGGAATCAATATTGATCAGTCTGTGATTGACGAATACTTGAAAAAGTTTTCACAGGAAGAAATTGATTTTGCAATAAATGACGTAGTTGAATTTAATTATAGTGATGAAAACTTAGTAGATTATCTACTACAGATAAAACCTGATTTGATTGTAATAAACGATTCGTTTAAATTAGGACATCTACGAAAGGCTAAAACATTGCTTGAAAATAAAATAACATGTATCATTAGGAATAAAGATGAACAGATACTTAGTGATTTACATGAATACGAATTTCCTGTACTGATAACTGGTAAAGTGTTCACGGCAACTTACGCATTAAAATATGCTTGTGGCACAAGTAAAGTGATACACATAGTAAACAATGACCCGGTAATAATTCTATGAAAGAATGCAAATTAATAATCAAAGATGAAGTCAATGTAAAGATTGAAGGTCTAGAACTAGGTGACCGCAAAGCATTGATGAAAAAATTTGAATATGAGAAGCCAGGCGCGAGGTATTTGCCAAGTGTCCGATTAGGTCGTTGGAACGGTAAAATCAGTTTCTTTAGTCTAGGCGGCAGTAGTTATGTGAATTTATTGCCAGAGATTCTTCCTATTCTAGATAGTGCAGGATATGACATTCAGTTGGAAGACTTGCGTACATATAGTACAACATTCAATTTTAAACAGATTGAAGAGGATACTTTTAGTCATTATAGTTGGCCAAAAGGTCATCCTAAAGAAGGTGAACCCGTCAAGTTTAGAGATTATCAACTTACTGTAGTAAACGAATTCTTAGCTAACCCTCAATCAATACAAGAAGTAGCAACGGGTGCAGGTAAAACATTAATGACTGCGGCATTAAGTTACAGTATTGAGAACTATGGTCGTAGTATTGTCATCGTCCCTAACAAGAGTTTAGTCGTACAAACAGAAGCAGACTACATTAATTTAGGTTTAGATGTTGGTGTGTACTTTGGTGATAGAAAAGAATATGGAAAGACGCATACGATTTGCACTTGGCAAAGTCTTGGTAATATGTTAAAGAATACCAAGTCAGGTGAAGCAGAAGTATCAATAGGGGAGTTTATTGAAGGTGTTGTTTGTGTCATGGTTGATGAAGTACACATGGCAAAAGCTGAGGTACTTAAAGAACTGTTGACCGGTGTAATGAGTCATATTCCAATTCGTTGGGGATTGACTGGAACAATACCTAAAGCAATATTTGAAGCACAAGCATTGTATGTAAGTATAGGTAACTTAACCAATAAACTTAGTGCAAGTGAATTGCAAGAAAAGGGTGTGCTTGCACAATGCCATGTAAATATTGTACAACTAAAAGATGAAGTAGAATTCTCAAACTATCAAAGTGAATTAAAACATTTACTTGAGGATACTCATAGATTAGATGCTATTGCCGAATTGATTTTAAAAGTCAAAGAATCAGGTAATACGTTGATACTAGTTGACAGAGTAAATGCAGGTAAAGAATTAATCAGCAGATTACCTGACGCCGTGTTTGTATCAGGTAATACAAATATGACTGAAAGAAAAGAGGAATACGATGAAATTGCCACCAGTACAAACAAGATTATTGTTGCCACGTACGGTGTGGCAGCGGTGGGTATTAACATACCAAGAATTTTTAATCTGGTTCTTATTGAGCCTGGCAAAAGTTTTGTCAGGGTTATCCAATCAATTGGACGAGGAATCAGAAAAGCGGAAGACAAAGATTTTGTCCAAATATGGGATATCACAAGCTCCTGCAAATTTGCCAAAAGACATTTGACTAAACGAAAAGAATTTTATCGTGAAGCAAACTACCCGTTCGACATGGAAAAGTTGACATACAGATAAAATAGTGATATAATAACAACATGAGAATTTTAACCCTTGACAACACATATTACAATCTTGAAACTCTACCCGAAGAAGTAGATGATTTAAGATTCGCTATTCTTGACAATAGCAATCCACAAAATGTAGACTATCATTATATACCGTTGATATTTTTAGAAAGTTTCAATAGCCCTGCACTAGTATTGCGTATTGGTGACAAGACTATCAAGATGCCTGTTGATTGGCAAATATTGATTGGCGAACCTGAGATAGGTGACTTAGAAACATTACCCTTGACAAGCATTAATGATAGAGGCTTTAAAGCATTTGAATTCAACCCACTAAGTGCATTTCGTCCTAGCTTTCCTGATATTGAGATAGTAGACATATACCATGATGTAACTTGGTATGCACCTCGATTAAAGAACGGACAATTTCTATGTGTACCAATTGATGATGAAAATAAACCTAGATGTGTTTATTTTGTAAAAGAGATTAGTCGTAATTGTGAGATAGTAGATTATCAACAGGCTTGGTAACATGGCAACAAAGAAAACTCCTGTAGAAGAAAAGTTTGAAAAACAAGACTTTGATTTGTTTGATGCATTAATTGCATTAGATAAGAAAGACTACGGCTACATAGATAGACTAACAGAAGAACAACAACGAAAATTTGTTCCTTATATGATGACGCATTGGATGAGTCAAATAAAAGCAAATAGTGGACTACAAGCATATTATGTACGTAGCGTAGACTATCACGCAAATCAACATTTGTTTAACGAGAATGTACAAAAACATCCTAAGTTGCAATGGTTGATGCTGTGTGCAAGCAGTCCAGGGTTAGGGAAACAGTTTCATCAATGGATACCTCATCTATCAACTAAAGTAAGTCAATTAAAAGAAACACCCAAAGAAAAAGATGTTAAAGATTATTTTGGAAAAGTATATCCTAAAGCTGATGATGGTAGTTTACAAGAGATAAGCAAAGAGTTTGTGAATGAGCATAAAAAGAAAACCTATCTTGCAAAACAGTATCCTGATTTGAAATACACAGATATAGAATTGTTAAGCAGTTTAGTAACAGAAGAAGATATCCGCAGATATGAAGAAGACCGAGGAAACTAAACCAGCGTTTAGTTGTGAGTTTTGCAATCGTAATTTTATTAGAGAAAAAACTCTAGTAACACATATTTGCGAAACTAAACATCGCTGGCTAGAAAAAGACAAACAAAGTAACCGAATGGGGTTTCAGAGTTTCCTACAATTTTATAAAAAACACTCAGCATCTAAAAAAGTAAAAACATATGAGGAGTTTATCAAAAGCGCATACTACATTGCTTTTGTTAAATTTGGCACATATTGTGTAGGCAGTAATGTTCTTAATGTTCCTCGATATGTAGATTGGTTATTAGCAAATAGTATCAAACTTGATAACTGGGCCACCGATACTAACTATACCAAATACTTGATTGACTATTTGCGTAAGGAAGATGCGTTTGATGCAATACATCGTAGTGTAGAATCCACAATTGATTGGGCAGAAAAAGATAACATCTTACCCAAAGACTATTTGCGATATGGAAACATGAATAGAGTATGTCAATTGATATGTAATGGTAAAATAAGTCCATGGCTGTTGTATTGTAGTGATAGTGGTGTCCGTTTTCTAGAGACATTAAATCCAGATCATGTTAAAATAATCAATGATTACATTAATCCAGAACAGTGGGCATTGAAGTTTCATCGTGAACCAGAACTTAAAAAACAAATTACAGACACCCTTAAACAAGCCGGTTACTAAAGTAGTACTTGGTTGGACTCAGGGTCGTGCTGATATTCCTATATGGGATGAAATATGCATATGGGCAATTGAACAGTTTGGGTTGCCGGGAACTAGATTTGAATGGCATCCTGCAGAAGATAATATGGAATTCTACTTCTATGATGAACGTGACGCTATTCATTTTGAATTAAGATGGGGATGACAATGCCACTAGAAGATGAAATAGCAGACATGATAGCTAAAGATATAGCTAAAGAAATAGATGAAGGCATCATGGTAGATTTATTAAAGGATATAGGCTGGACATCTGTGGAATTCTCTTATAAAGATAACTACCATGCAGTTGACGTAACTCATTGGTTGATGGAAAACTGTCCTGGCAAATGGCGCAGATTAAATTCTTTCTATGTATTTGAAGATATAAGAGAAGCCGAATGGTTTATCTTGAGGTGGATATGAGAATACTTAACAAAGACTTATGGCCGCATAGAATAGTGATACACAAAGATGAATCACGAATTAGTCCAGAAATTGAAAGATGGGTGTTTGAAAAGTGTGGTCAGTATAAAGGTCGTTGGAACATGGTTTATATTTATGATGAAACTCATTTCTATTTCAAAGACGGTAAAGATGCTACATTATTTGCATTGAGGTGGGCATGATTACAACTATATGGAAACATGTAAATGATAGTATTCCTAAGCAAACAGGATATTACCTAGCATATAAAATGTCAACATTAGGGGATGATAGTGAGGGGTTTGGTTTATATTATTGGAGTGAGTATCACAAAGTGTGGAGAGAATCTATAGCAACCCATTCATATACTATTCAAGTAAGCATTTGGTCAATTTTACCTGAACATGATCCGGATAATTATCAACTTACAAGACCTACTGTAGCAGAAATTGATGCTTGGAAAAACGTGCAAGATGCAGTTGACAAGTACAACATGATTAAAGAGTTAGTGCGATGAACAGCAAGCAAAGACGCAAATCAAAACGTGAGCACCTTTATAATATCATTATTCGCACCGATCAGCAACAACGATACTTTGAACATGATGAAAAGGTATATAGCGCAGTAAAGTGGTGTAAGAAAAAATGCAAGGGTAGTTGGAGTGTGAACACCGATTGGGATCACGCTGAATTCAAATTTAGTGACCACAAAGACGCAACAATTTTTGCATTGAAATGGATATGAATATTACACAAATTATTACTGATGGTGCAGGTTGCTATCCGTGGCGTGAGACAGTTGTTATCTGGCCTCGTAGAAGTATTAGTGGTGCGCCGTTGTTTTGGACTAAAGCATACAAGCGTAGAGTGTGGTTAGTATGGGGCACAGGATTTCATATGGAACCTGAAGTTCAATACGCAACAGTATTTGATTTACTAACATGTTAAAGAAACGTCAAATGACTAATAAGTTATACGGAAGTAATGGTGGCTGGGCGGCAATACGTAGTGTAAACTATGATGGTATAGGTATAGCATTTGATTTTCCTTACCATCAAGTTACGCCTATAATATCATCTGGAGAATGGAACGAAATGGTTGCTTGGTGTGTTAATACATTTGGACCCAGCGGCACAAAAGAAAACCCAGGTGTGTGGACAGCTAACGAACGTTGGTATGCTAACAATGCTAAGTTTTGGTTTAGAGACAAAAAAGATTGCGAATGGTTTTTATTGAGGTGGCAATGATGCAAATCAATACATATGAAACCTACAAAAACAATCGGCCCTATAGTGAAAAATGGTATGTTGCCGCCTTCAAAGTCTACCGTGTGCAACAGCAACTAGAAATCACTCAATGGTGCTATAAAACCTACGGGGAATCAGGATATAATTATAACACACATGACCTTCGGTGGAGAGACAATATCCATGAAGGTGAGATAAATTTCAGTCGTAAATCAGACCTTGAGTGGTTTTTATTGAGATGGCAGTAACTATAACTCTTAGCCCTAATGGACTACAACCGAAACAGGAACAATGGCTAATGAAAAATATAGGTCCTAGGATGTTTTTCCTACACAATGCTGTTGGTGGACAAGGTTGGGTAATTAAACGCAATTACAAAGAACGCACATGGGAACTAACATTAGAAGATGACAAACTAGCTACCTATTTTATATTAAAGTTTTCATCGTGATTAAACTTAAATTGGAAATATCTGCGGCAAAGGCAATAGAAAGAGCAAATGAATTACGAGAAGCTGGTTATGTTCAGGGTGTAGATTTTGATTTTGCATATTATCCCAATATACAGGATAGATTTACTGGACCAGAAAAACCTAGCTTTGCACTTTTTTATTTTTACAAAGAATCATTAGCAACTTATTATGGATTAAAATGGCAATAACAAAACCTTCAGGTACATTTGTACCACTACCAATCAGAGAAGATGAAATAGAATATGAGATTATCGACCGTACTTATATGGGTCGCCATAATAGGGTACAGTATGTATATGACTGTAAGGGTAAAAAAGAAGATCCAACTGAAATCGTAAAATGGTGCAGACGCAATTTCGGTGAAAGAGGTGCCGGTTGGGACTTTCTTTTAACCTCAGGAAATGTTACAATAGTGTTGTGGGACGATAAATTTAAAACTATGTATGAACTCTGGAAACGTTAATCTTTGTGAAGTAGTAGCAACAAAAGGAAGGTATTCGGTTACCTGGAATAAGCATATTACTGGATTAAGTGTTTATAGTGATAAGACTGCAATTTTACTTGATATGATTATTAGAGATAGCAAATCATGGGAGGTTGGCATCCATTTGAGTAGTGGTTATGTATTATGGATGAGTTGTACATTATTAGCTACACTGGACACTGACCTATTAGCAGAACATCTACAACGTGCATGTAATGTAAAACATCCGGATGAGATTACCGGTGCAGTGTTTGACAATATGGATGATGTTGAAATCTTCACCAAACGATTAGAACAAAAATACATATGGCATGTGTTAAAACAATGAATAGTAAAAAATGCAATCGTTGTACAGAAATAAAACCACTATCAGACTTCGGTAATGATAGTGGTGGTAAAAAATTACGGTCTGATTGTAAACTATGTGATAGTAAACTAGCCAAAGAACGAAAAGAAATATCAAAAACTGCGCCACCTATACCTGATAATCATGTATGCCCTATATGCAATCAAACAGAAGAACAATTGAATGAAAATATTAACCCTACACTACGAAAAAAGGGTAGACCGTGGGTCATGGATCATAACCATGAAGAAAAAACATTTCGTGGATGGTTGTGTAGAAAATGCAATTTAGGATGTGGGAATTTTAACGATAATCCTGAATTATTAGAGAAGGCAGCAAAATATTTAAGTGACAAAACAAATGGCTGATATAATGATTGACATTGAGAGTTTAGATACAGGTCCAGACTGTGTTATACTTACTATCGGCGCAGTATTGTTTGACCCTAAAGGTCAAGGTATTATTGAAAGACTAGAGTTACGTCCTACGATTGAAGACCAAACGGAGTTATACAATCGTACTATAAATGAAGATACATTGCGTTGGTGGAGTGAACAAAGCGAGGCTGCACAAGAAGAAGCATTGGGTGATAGAGATAGAGTATCATTTAGTGATTGTATGGATACACTATACAAATGGTGCTGGCGTTACAATAATGGTCATGTATGGAGTAACGGTGCTAGCTTTGACATTGTTGTCATGGAAAGTGCATGGCGTAACTTTAAACAACTGCCACCTTGGAGTTTCTGGAACATCAGAGACACTAGAACAATCTATGATATTACTGGTGTTAAACTCAAGTCAGGTGGTCATGTTACAAGTCACAAAGCAGTAGAAGATGCTGAACGACAGGCTGTTGTAGTACAGCAAGCATATATGAAATTAATTAAAACAGGATTAGTGGAGCCAAAAAAATGAAAACATACGGAGAACTATTACCAGGTGTACAAGTAGTGTACCATATAAGTAACTCTGACTTTAGAGGACAATTTTATGAGACATGGAAATCAAGTAATGATGGCATGAGAGGAACATTCCGTCAATTAAATACTGCAATATCAAAACAAAACGTTATTCGCGGTATGCATCGTCAGAATCAAAGTAAATTAGTAATGCCATTACAAGGAAGAATATTTGATGTAGCACTAGAACCAGAAACAGGTAAATGGTTTGGCGTAGAATTAGATGATACAACTGGATTATTCATTCCGCCCCAATATGCACATGGTTACATGGCATTAAGTGATAGAACAGTAGTTCAATATATCGTTGACGCTCCTTACAATAAAGAAGCTGAAGAAAACTTCAAATGGAATCAATACAATATTATATGGCCTACTGAAATTGAACCTATATTATCAGATAAAGACAGATGAAATTTAATTCAGACATTGATATTGACTTTGGTAACAGAGATAAAATATTAGAACATATCAACCATATACCTGCGGCAATGCGTAAAGTCAATCCAATACGCAAACATGCTACAGGAATCTATGTTACTGATATCCCCTACGATGCTATCAATGGAATAGCAAACTTAGATTATACAGAAGCAGAAAATCGTGGGTATATCAAACTAGACTTGTTGAATGTTCATGTATATGATAAGGTTAGTGATGAGGCTCATCTAACTGAATTAATGCAAGAACCTAAATGGGAAAGACTAAAGGATAGAGTGTTTGTAGAGAAATTAATTCACTTAAGCAATCATTACAACAGTATGCAAAAGATGCCAGAACCAATCAATAGTATACCTAGACTTGCTATGTTTCTTGCTATTATTCGCCCTGCTAAGAAACACTTAATTGGGTTAGATTGGAAAACAGTCAGTAAAACTGTATGGGATAAAGGCACTGACGGATATCACTTTAAAAAGAGTCATAGTTTGGCTTATGCACAGTTGGTCGTTGTGCATATGAATTTACTTGAATCAGAGCATACGCTTAACCAAAGTAATTGATTTCCGTTTACTTTTACGCTTGCTGAGTTCCAGCATACTACATATGGGACCATGTAGGATAGTAAGACTTTTATTGTTAAATGTACGTATATATGGTTTGAAAGCGACCCAGTCGTCCTTAAGAAACATATTAATAGGTACCAGTCTATTACTTTCCCACCACCAGATATCGCCTAGTTCTAAGAATTTTTCTCTTAAATCTTGATGAATGATAGATCCATAGTCATATATTGTAGTGACTATATCATCCCTATTTTGCACTATACCTACATAGTCTTGACCAGCGTAGGAACATACCGTAATAAAAGGATGATTTTCTGTTAGTTTTTTGAAAAATTCGTTATGTATCATTATTATTGTTACGGAATATTTATCAATTATCTTTACCCAATATATTTTTATAAATAGTATAAAGGAGCCATATTGTGTATTCAACAAATGTTTATAAGTTCAAGCCAAGACAGGTTGTTGTTTTGTACAGTGGTAATTCTACCAGGAGGTACCAGATAGTGTACGCTAAGAATTTAACATTAAACAAGGGTGTGGATAACATTATTCAATTCCAGTTTCTAAACCAAGAACAAAAATTCATAGATATTAGTAGTTTTGACATTACTTTTAGATTGATTAACTATACCGGTAAGGAAATCTTGTTTCGCAAAGCATTAACCGCTACCTTGCCATTGACTGGAATAGCTGAATTAGTTACTAATTCTAGCGATTTAGAGATGATTGATATCCAACAATGCTTTTACAGCTTGGAAATTAATGACGGGACATACGATCTACCAGTCTTTGTTAATAGTGAAGCCAGTGCTAGGGGAGTGATACAAATTGTAGATAGCATCTTACCTAGCTTTGTTCCTGCAATGGATATAGAAATTCCAAGTCATGCTATACCTAGTTCCAATACGGTAACATACACTAGTAGCGTATTGAGTACAAACAACAATAGTTTATTAACTATTCAACCTTTCCTAGATGGTTACTCAGGTACTGTACAAGTTCAAGGGTCCACACTTCCTGATAGTAATTGGTACAACATCGGGAATATCTATACTTATTTGGATGCTACTGAGACAGCAGGATATACGGTGGAAGGGTTTCACCCATATTTGCGTGTTGAATTTGTTAGCACACAAGGTAATGTAACCGGATTATTAGCCAGATAATATTGACTTACGTTACATACTATGTTATTATAGTAGTATGTTCGATATCCTAAGTTTAATTCCAGGTAAAAAACGACAAACATCTATTGGTTGGACAAGTTTCAACGCTATCTGTTGTATCCACGATGGGCATCGTCCTGATACTAGATTTCGCGGTGGAATTAAATTTGAGGGCCCTCAACATTGGTTATACAACTGTTTTAATTGTGGGTTTAATTGTAGTTTTGAATTAGGTAAACCTATCTTCCCAAAAACAAGACAATTTTTATTATGGTGCGGGGTAGATACTGAACAAATACAAAGATGGAATCTTGATAGTCTACGACACAAAGATTTTTTAGACTTTAGTGGTAAAAAACAATTTCATAAAATTGAATTCAAAGCAAAGACTTTACCCCCTGGAGAATTATTAGATGTTGGCAACCCTGATCATAAAACATATATAGATTATCTTATAAAAAGAAAAATAAATTTAGAGAACTATTATTTTGTAGTCACACCGAATGATTCAGGAAGAAACAAAAATAGGATTGTTATACCCTACACTTATAAAAATGAAATAGTAGGGAATACTAGCAGGTATCTTGATAATAAGATTCCTAAATTTATTAATGACCAACAACCTGGTTACGTATTCAACATTGACAAACAACACAAAGATTGGAGTGTCTGTATAGTTACAGAAGGTATATTTGACGCATTATCAATTGATGGTGTTGCATTAATGCATAATGACATAAGCACTGACCAAGTTATGTTATTGTCACAACTAAACAAACAAATAGTTGTTGTGCCGGATAGGGATACAACTGGATTAAAGATATGTGATAAAGCATTAGAATTGGGATATCAAGTCAGTTTACCTAATTGGGATACTGATATTAAAGATGTAAATGACGCAGTAATAAGATATGGCAAGCTGCCTACGTTACTAAGTATAATACAAAATAAAACAAATAGTAAAATAAAAATAGAAATGCAGAGGCGTAAAATTGCAAAAGGAATATAATACAGATATTCAACGACTCTTTTTACAAATGATGCTAACAAATGCAGAATTGTATACAAGAGTTATGAATATAATGAATCCGGATAACTTTGACAAGTCACTAAGAAAAGTGGCAGAGTTTATGAAGGAGTATAGTGAGAAGTATAGTCTGTTACCGGACATTACTCAAATCAAAGCAACCACAAGTGTACAACTTGAATTGATTGAAGATTTTGGTGATAAACACACTGAATGGTTCTTGGAAGAATTTGAATCATTTACTAAAAGACAAGAACTAGAACGGGCGATTCTTAAATCAGCCGATCTGTTAGAGAAGGGTGACTTTGGCCCGGTTGAAAAACTAATCAAAGAGGCAGTTCAAATCAGTTTACAACGTGATATGGGTACAGATTACTTTGCCGACCCTAAAGCACGTATCAACAAATATTTCAATGCAGGTGGTCAACAGAGTACGGGCTGGCCACAGATGGACAAACTATTGTATGGTGGCTTTAGTCGTGGGGAACTAAACATCTTTGCAGGTGGCTCAGGTTCAGGTAAATCATTGGTTATGATGAACATCGCATTGAATTGGTTGCAGATGGGACTCAGCGGAGTTTATATCAGTTTAGAATTGAGTGAAGAATTAACATCATTAAGAACTGATGCAATGTTGACTATGATGAGTACTAGAGATATCCGTAAAGATATTGACGGAACTGAATTAAGAGTTAAAATGGCAGGCAAAAAATCTGGACAATATCGTGTTAAAGGATTACCCGCACAAAGTAACGTTAACGACATTCGTTCATATCTAAAAGAAGTACAGATTCAGACTGGAATCAAAGTTGACTTTGTTATGATTGATTACTTGGATCTAGTCATGCCGGTAAGCGTCAAAGTCAATCCCAACGATCAGTTTATTAAAGACAAGTATGTTAGTGAAGAATTGCGTAACTTAGCAAAAGAGTTGGGAATTCTCATGGTAACTGCAAGTCAGTTGAATCGTAGTGCAGTTGAAGAAATTGAGTTTGATCATAGTCATATTGCAGGTGGTATCAGTAAGATTAACACAGCAGATAATGTATTTGGTATCTTTACAAGCCGTAGTATGCGTGAGCGCGGGAAATATCAGATTCAATGTATGAAAAGTCGTAGTTCGACAGGCGTCGGGCAGAAAATTGACTTGGAATATAATATTGAGACTATGCGTATTACAGACGAGGATCCTGACGGGTATGCTGAACAGCAAGCAAAATATAAGCCTAGCCCAAGTCCCAATGATATTATGAGTAGATTAAAGCCCCAATCAACGGTTACAGAAGCAATTAACAAAGATACAGGGGAAATAGAACCGGTTACCAATCGGGTGGTAGCTGATGTTCAGGGGGCAAAACTCAAGGCCCTACTGAATACTCTGAAAAAATGATAAATACAAGTAGGATATCTATACCCATGCAAAGAAAAACTCGCAGCCTCTTAGAGGAATTAGAAGCTATTGGCAGTAATCGTGATACCAAACATATCATAGAAAGCCGAGCCCATAATATAATCACCAGCGCAATAAATCTATTGGAAATGATTAATAAAAATTATGATCCAGAAAAAGCGCAGATCCTAGAGCGAAAATTACTTAGTGCTATAAAGGCCCGAGACCAGGGTAGATTCAGTAAAAGCCTAAGGAAAAAGGATGAAACTTAAAGAAGTCATTGTTGAGGGCATCGGGGATGCTATAAGATCCGGAATATATAAAGCTACCGGTTATGGTGGAAACTCTGCCAATCAATCTGCCACAAAAATTAAATTTATTAACGATTTAAAGCAAAAATTAAAACTCAACAAAGATAGTGCTAGAAGATCAGGAGTCCCGTTTGATACAAACAAGTATGTAGATTCTTATCTAGCAAAGTATAATGCAAAAGTTGATGACGAACAACGAGAACAGTTAAAGAAACTAGCCAACAATCCTGATAAGTTTGCGAACTATATGTACATGTTAATGTCTCAGCAAACAACCAATCAGCAAGGGTATGTTAAAGGTTCAAATAGTCCACAACAATATGGTGCAGGCTCACAACAATATGGTGCAGGCCCGCAAGCAGGAGGCAGGCCCCAACAACAAACTGCGGCAGCACCACAGCTAGAGCCAACTACTACTAATGTAATTAAACAAATACAAAAATTAACAGGACCTGAAAGATTAGATGACCTGTCAGAGATTACAAAATCTGCCATGAAGGTATTATATAAACAGAATCCTACAAAATACGCCGACTTGTATAAAGAAATAATGACTGGCAAGAGCAATGCTAATAAAATGAATACTTCATCTTTGGCTACAGACTTAGCATCTAAGCGTCAGAAGAATCAAAAAGCAATGCAACAATATGTAGATTCTACAAGCCCATATCAAACAAACGACCCAGTTGGTTCTAATGTAATGGGAAATATTGCTAACACTGTGCAACCAAAAGATACTAGTGTAGGGGCTAATGCATTTTCTGCAATGAACAAATCATTAGGTGGACCTGAGACTATGCCTCCAGAACAAAACCCATCTGATAAACGATCACAAGACTTTGAGAAGGCTGCAATGGCTGCACGTGGTGGAATGACTGATGCTCCTGCCCCAACTGATTATGCGGCTAAACGAGAATTGGCAGCTAAAAATGCACAAGCAAGTATGCGTCCTAAAGTCACTGAAACCCGTAGATTTTATAGAAGATAATGAGTACTGAATCTATTAGAGGTCTAGTAAGTAGACTTGAATCATTGAATGAGCAAGAACTAACAAAGGCTCATGTTGAACATCCTGAGGATTTAGTATTTCATACAGGTGGACAAGGCGCACAGCAAGGATTGACAGCAATTGTTGATACTGTTCAAAATCCAGGAGCTATTACAATTAAATGGGACGGCTATCCTGCATTGATATTTGGTACTGGTCTTGACGGTGAATTTATCGTTTGCGATAAACATATGTTCAACAAAAAAGATGGTTCAGGACATGTAACTAGTCCACAAGCATTTGCTGCCTATGATAAAGCCAGAGGAATTGAGCGTGGTGATTTAGTTAACGTCATTACTAGAATATGGCCTGGGTTGCAAAAATCATATTCAGGAAAAGGATTCTACTGGGGTGACTTATTATTCAGTCAGCCACTACAAGAGAAAAACGGATTATACACTTTCAGAGCAAATCCAAATGGCATCACATATACTATAGAAGCCAATAGCGAAATTGGACAACTAATTAAAGGTAAAGTGGGTGGCATAGCCGTACATCAATATATTCCACCAGAAGCAGACAATGTTCAATATGCACAGTTGTTAAATGGTAGTATAGGTAAGTTAAAAAATAATAGCAATGTTGCAATTATTCCTGCTAAGATGCCAATGGTTCCGCAATTAAAGTTAACTAAAACTGCAATTGCTAAAACTCAAAGAGAAATAGATAAGAACAAAGCTGCCGCAGATGCATTTATCTTGCGTGTACCACCCGGGGTCAAATCAGTATTTCCATTGATGTGTACAGTATTCATTAACAAAAAGATTGTTGCAGGTAATTTAGATAATTTAGTAGAAGAATTTATAGAGTTTGCTAAGTCTAGAAAAATGTCAGAAGCAGTATACAAGAAACTGTTTGGTTACGATGTTCAAAACCCGCAGACTGGACAACCAGAACATGTGCCAGGTCACTTTGACACTAACATTGCTGGTATAACTGCGGCTTTCTCAATATGGATAGCTTTATACAATCTTAAAATGCAAGTTGTTCCGCAACTAGATAAGGCAGCAGAACAAAGCCCTGTCAAGGGTTATCTATCAGATGGCACACAAACCCAAGAGGGTTTTGTCAGTCATGGAATCAAACTTATCAACAGAATGGGCTTTAGCCGTCAAAATTTGGCTGCTAGAGGCTAACCAAAACCAACATTTTTTTATTCCAGGCATAAATAAATGTATGAATCTATATGATTCAAAACATTTAAAGGATTAATATCATGGCATTTACAACACGTACTCACGGTGACTTTCAACCAGTAATGAACTATGACGCAGCCAGCTATACAGTTGGTGCAGTTAACGCAGTTACATCAGCAGCTCCAGTTCAACCACAAGGTCCAAAGTTAGACTTCTTCACAATCGCTTTAGCTGATTTGGCTACAGACGGTACAGTATTATTGAATTGCATCAACGCAATCCAACAATTAGCTACTATCTATATCTACGAAGTAACTAACACTGGTACAGATACAATCGCAGTTGCAGTTTACCCAACAGGTGCATGGACAACAACAACTTTAGATACTGCTACTGGCGGTACAAGTTCAGTTGGCGCAGCATTCACTAGCTAATTCAAACTTAGTTTGACAAAAGCCCAAGAATTTCTTGGGCTTTTTTACCTCTATAAATAGTGTATGTCCTATACAATTAAATGTTTTACACTATTTGATATAACAAATACCGGTGTATTGCACAGAAAACCCCCATCAAATATTGATGAGGCTCAGTTAACTACTTGGCAATTAAATAGAAATCGTCAAGTCAATTTTGATACACTATTGCAAGTAATCAATTTACGAAGCCAGCCCGAAAATACATCAGATGTAATTAAAGAGAAAATTAATTTCAAAGAATTTAGCAAATTTGGATTCTTATTTGAAGATGAAGAAGACCAAGACATGTTTTCATTTACTTTTAGTATAAGTCATAGAAACGTGTTTGACGATGGTATAAACAATTTGGGTGCTTTATATCAGGATTGCGAGGGTGTCCCCATGCTTAAGATAGGTACAGAATGGAACAAACTACCTAATTTCTTAGACACTAGCCCTGAACTAAGTAATATATATTTTGAGGTCTTATCGGATGAGTGAAATTAATATGTTCTCAATATTGAAAAAATTATTGAGCAAAGAAGAAATACAACAACTTGCAGAAATGCTAGTTATAGAAGGTAAACACGGATACGAATTATTTGACGAGTATTCTATTGAGAAAACAGATATGGGCTACATCGTCAAGAAGTACAAGACTTTTGTAGAGCATACCTTTTTCAATTTACGTAATGCTGTAGTTTGGGCAACATTGGACAAACGTAACAAAATTATAGATGCAAATTCTGTCGTAGATTTGGACTCAAAATTGCAAAGTACATTGGCCAGCTTAGAATTGCATCAAAAACTGTGCAGAAAAACAAAAAATATAGATTCTAAGTCTTTATACTTTATCAAACTCAACGAGGACCGAGTAAAAAAATATCATATATTGTCTAAATTAGATAACTATGTGATAGAGACCAAGCGTTGGCAGAACAAAAAGTTCACAGAAGCCATAAAATAATTTATAGAATGATAAATATATAATCAGTACTCTAGGAAAAACTATGAAACTAACCGAATTTAATGCAAAACCAGCTACAGTAGCTAAGAAGGCTCTAAAAGAGCATTTCAATACCAGTATCAATTTAGATAATATAAGCCTATATGATACTCAACGTATGATGCGTAAAGTCAACAAATTGATGACTGAGATGCGTCAGAGTTCTAATGGTCTTAATACAGAAAGTAATCCTGCTTACTTAAAACTTGTTTTCATGGAACAGGCTTTACAACATCACTACGGTGATCTTCAAGCATTGCCATTGTACAACACTCGTATGGTATTTGAGAATGAACAAGTTGAGAAATCACAAGTTATTCTAGCCGCACAAGAAATGGTTGATGCTATGCAGAAGATGGTTGAACAAGTCAGTGATATGCTTGTCAAAGAACTACCAGCAGTTGTTGACGGTGTTAACAGTGAAGTCGGCACAAATGAAGGTGAACAGTTTAATCAACAAGTAACCGAAGCATTGACAAGTCTACAGGCTGCACTAACTCAGAGCAAAGGCACATTATCAGGCGCATTAGGTACTATTACCGGTCAAGGCGGTGGCATGGGAATGCCAGGTGGCGACATGGGTGGTATGGGTGATGAGATGGGCGGCATGGGTGATGAGATGGGTATGGGAGGTGATATGGAAGATTTGGGCGGCGAACAGCCTGATGGTGAACTTCCTGATCTACCAGAAGAACCGGATGAGGAAAGCCCTGTAGCGGGTGTTGGTCGTTCAACACGATAATATGAAGTTATTTGAATTTGCCGATGATGATCCATTGCGTGTGAAATTGGTTGCAGTTACCAACCAATTAAAAGAACGCATCGGCAAAGGTGGTCAAACAATTACCACTGACGAGTTATTAAATTTTCTAAAACAGAATGATGTTATATTAGATAAAAACGATTTATTTGATATAGTAAAAAAAGACCCATTAAGAAATATAATTCATAATGTAAACAAAGATGAAGTTGTATTTAAGGGTCAAGAGGGCGCAGAAGAACTTGGTGCAACACCCGGCCCAGATGAGAATCAAAAAACATTACAAAAAATGGCACAGAAGCAATTAAAGTGATAACCATTACTGACAACGCTAAATCCAAAATAATAAAACTACTAGAAAAAAGAGGCGGCAAAGGAATTCGCATAGGTGTGAAAACCACAGGTTGCAGTGGCCTAGCTTATGTGTTAGAATACGTTGATGAATATGCATATTTGGATAGTGATATCAATTATGCATACTCAGAATTTGTTATATTAGTTGATAAAAGACATGAGGTCTATTTGAACAATATGACAATTGACTATGTACGCAGTGGTCTAAATGAAGGGTTTGAATTTAAGAACCCTAATGAACGTGACCGTTGCGGATGTGGAGAAAGTTTTAGGGTATAAATATGGCATATTCAGAAAAGGTTATAGATCATTATGAGAATCCCAGGAACGTCGGCTCTTTTGATAAGAGTGATACTGATATTGGTACTGGTATGGTTGGCGCACCCGCATGTGGCGATGTAATGAAACTTCAAATAAAGGTAGAAAATGGCATCATCAAAGACGCAAGATTTAAAACATACGGATGTGGATCTGCGATTGCAAGTTCCTCTCTCATTACCGAGTGGGTTAAAGGCAAGACGTTGGACGAAGCCGCAACTATTAAAAATTCAGAAATTGCTGAAGAACTCGCATTGCCGCCAGTCAAAATCCATTGTTCAATCCTTGCTGAAGATGCAATCAAAGCCGCAGTAGCTGATTATAAAAGTAAACATTAACCAAATACATTGTACTACTGAGTAATTTGTAGTACAATTGCCATATGTACAATCCCAATAAATTTAACTATCAACCTCTTCAACGTGTAGAGATTGATGGCAAGCGTAGATACGCTACTCCCGACGGTGAGAAACTTCCCAGTGTTACTACAATTCTAGATGCTACTAAATCAGAAGAATCTAAACAAGCATTACAGAACTGGCGTAAACGAGTTGGTAGTGTTCAAGCACAAGCTATCACTACAGAAGCCGCAGGACGTGGCACACGTATGCACAAGTGGCTTGAAAATTATATAAAGACAGGCGAGACAGGAGAACCAGGTAGTAACCCATATAGTATTCAAAGTCATACTATGGCTCATAGTATTATTACGCAGGGATTAGTTAACTGTAATGAATATTGGGGAACTGAGGTTCCACTATACTTCCCCAAAGTATATGCAGGTACTACTGACTTATGTGGTATACATAATGGAAGTGAAGCTATTATGGATCATAAGCAGACAAACAAACCCAAGAAGCGTGAATGGATTGACGATTATTTTGTTCAGTTAGCAGCCTATGCTAACGCACACAATGAATTACATGGGACAAAGATACGCAAAGGTGTGATTTTTATGTGTGATCCTAACGCTATGTATCAGGAATTCATCATTGAGGGTGCTGAATTTGACAAGTATACAGACACGTGGTTTAAACGAGTAGAACAATACTATATGCAGTTCCTTTAAATCGTGATAAATAGTTTAATCAACTAAAGATTAAACTATGGCCATCGTACAAATCTCCAAAATTATTCACAGAACCGGGGCAAATGACGACCTACCCCAACTTGACATAGGGGAACTAGGTTTTGCAACCGACGAACAACGTCTATATATAGGCAATGATCCAGCAATTGTACCACCAATTGGACCTGGAGAAACAACTCAAACTGAAATTTTAACTACTGCTAGTCCAATAGACTTTTCAACTATTACTGGTTCTAGTAATTCTACACTAGATTTAAATAGTCCTGAGGATGGACAACTGTTAGCTATAAATGTTCAAAGCAGTATAACCACTATTGTTAATGTAGGTGGAAATGCTGGTGGTGAAATCACATTAGGTAATATAAGCAATGTTAAACTTAATGGTGGCGTTAACGGTTATATTTTACAGACTGACGGCGCGGGCAATCTTAATTGGACTACTAACGGAGTATTGACTGTTAACATCGCTAATGTAAGTCAAGCTAATCCAGGTGTAGTCACTACACAAACTGATCATCTATTTGGATCTGCCGCAGAAGTAACTATTGGCAACGTAGCCGGTATGACTCAATTGTCTACAGGTGGAGTTGGTGGAACTAATTTATATTTTGTTAAAAGACTTTCAAATACTACATTTAGTTTATATACTAATTCATCATTAACTACTGCTGTATCCACAGTAGCATTTTTCCCAGCTACAGCTAATACAGGATATGCATTAGGAACTATCAGTCCTACAGGTAATGCAGTGCCTGGAGGTAGCAATACACAAGTTCAATATAACGATACTTCAGGTGTGTTTGGTGGAAGTAGTACATTTACATTTAACAAAGCAACCAATCTATTAACAGTAGGTGGTAATATTAATGCTAGTAACGTTAATGCTAATATATACGGAAAAGTTAATGGGTCTATAGGTAATGATACACCTAATTTAGGAACTTTTACCAGTGTTATCGCACTTAACAATGCCAATATTACTGCAAATGTAAACTCAGGCAATGTAAATGTTTCTGGTAAAATACAAGTAGTGGGTAATGTAGATGCTGGTAATATTAATGCTACTACATTAGCAGGTGATGAAGTTACTGCAACTGGTAATATGACTGCTGATTATTTTATTGGTAACTTCATTGTAGGTAATATCATAGGTAATATTTCTGCTCCTGGTAGCAATACAGAAGTTATATTCAATGAACAAGGCAATGCTGGGGCCAGTGCTAATTTTACGTTCAACACATCAACAAATATATTAACGGTTACTGGCAATATTACTTCAACATATTATACTGGTACATTAAAAACAGGTGCACAACCGAACATTACAAGTGTTGGTACATTAGCAAGTGTAACAGTAACAGGCAATGTCTCTAGTGGTAATGCTAACTTAGGTAACTTAGTAACAAGTAATTATTTTACTGGTAATGGAATATTTATCTCTAATATAGCAGGTGCTAATGTTTCAGGTACAGTAGCAAATGCAACTTATGCAATTAGTGCTGGGTCAACTACAAATGCAGGAACAGTAACAACTAATGCACAACCAAATATAACATCTGTAGGAACATTGAGTAGTTTGACAGTTACTGCTAATATTTCTAGTGGAAATGCTAACTTAGGTAACTTAGCAACAGCAAGTTATTTCAGTGGTAATGGTATCTATATTTCCAACATTGCAGGTGCTAATGTAAGTGGAAATGTCACAAGTGCAGTACAATCGCATTATGCAAACATTGCAAACTCAGTAGCAGGCGCAAATGTAAGTGGACAAGTAGGTAACGCATTAGTAGCCGGTACAGTTTACACTAATGATCAACCAAATATTACTAGTGTTGGTACATTATCAGGATTAACTTCTAACGGTACATTGACACTAAACTCTGACGCACAACTAACTATTGCTAACACTGTACAAAGTACAAATATGACTTCAGGTGCATTAAGAGTAGTAGGCGGCATATCAAGTCAAGGTAATGTACACGGTAATCATATACATGCATTTTCTACTATGAATGCGGGAATACATTTGTTTGCTGGTAATAATGCACAAGGTTCTAGTTTTCAAAATCAAGTATTTGTTGGAAAAGATACAGGAACTCAGTTTGTACAATCAGCAATGGTTAATGCATCGGATCAAGGTAGTGCTGACTGGGTAGCATACGGGGATAGTGGTAGTGATGCAGAAGGTTGGATTGACATGGGCTTCACTGGAACTGATTTCAGTGATGCTAATTATACTATAACTAAATCAAGTGACGGATATATCTTTGTGCATGGCATGGAAAATGGCAACGGAGGTAACTTAGTGTTAGCTACTGCTGATGTAGATCACCGTGATATAGTTTTTGCTACCGGAGGATTCTTAGCAGCAAATGAAAAATTCCGTTTTCACCATGATTCAAATACAATATTGCCTTATTCAAATTTATCTATAAATTTAGGTAATAGTTCACGATATTATAATAATGTATTTGCCAATTATGTGACTACAGCAGGTGATATGAGTGTTGGTGGTAATGTTATTCCTAACGCCAATGTTACATATGATTTAGGTAATGCAACAAATAGATTTAAAGATTTATGGTTAAGCGGCACAACTATTCATTTAGGTGGTACTTCAATTACTACAGATAGTGGTGGTAATGTAAGTTTGGGCAATATTACATTTAGTAGTGAAGGTACTATTAGTTCATCAGACATTGTAACTACCGTAAATGAGTTTGCTAACCCGTCTGAAAGAAAATTAGCATTAACAGATAATAATGCTGTAATAATAGATCGTGCTGCCTCATCAAGAACATTGGTTATCCCTGATGAAGCAAATATTGATTTCCCAATTGGATCTAAAGTTGAAATCATCAATGATTCACTTTATGGTAATAATTTGTTTATAGAATGCGAGACTAATGTTGTTGTAAAATTATCAGTGATAGACAATACAGGGGCACTGATAAACTATACAGCATTACCTGCACCAGATCCACAAGAATGGGTTAAAGCAGAAATTTACCCAGCCGGTACAATAACTTTACGAAAAATATATAGTGATACTTGGTATATGACTGGTACGAATGCTAATATCACATATCCATTGTCACCAAACACCTGATCTTACTAATTTTTGATAAATACTTAGTACATTCTCATTCTGAGAATTTATGCGGTCCCCGCCGCGTAGTGGCTAGAACCCACAACTAACACAAGGAGAAAAACAAATGGGACGTCCTTTAAAAATAATTAAAACTCAGGCAGCTGCCGATCCAGATGGTGAAGTAGATAACGGTTATCCAAACGATGGAACAACCGATAATGGATTTAGCAGAAGCTATCCTGGTATTCTAGGTGGAGAAATTTCTGCTTTCAATAACAGTGACCAAATTACATGCTCTGTTGCTATTGAGAAAAAACAATATGGTGTAGTTAACAGTACATCAGGTATTGCAGTAATTTGGGGTGATGGTATCACTGATTACGCTAATACAGTTGATGTAGGTGATTCAATCTATGCAGGTGATGCATTGACAGATCCTACTGTAGCCGCACTAGGTACAGTTAATACAATTAACACACCAGTACCAACCATCACTATTGATGCGTCAACAGCTGGTGCTACAGATAGTTTTACAACTAAAGGTGCAGTAGCTGCTACAGCATTGGTTGCTAATGGTCCAGTTGTATTGTCTACTAACTATGCAGGTCTAACTGGTGGTGTAGTTTATTATGTAAAAACAGTTGTTGATAGTACACATTTCACAGTTAGTGCTACTCCAGGTGGTACACAACTTGACTTGACTGCTGAAACTGCTGACATTACAGCAGAACAGTATCCATCAATCACATTAGATGCAGCCGCAACAGCTACCGTAACTAATAGTGCATTCACTAACTCTACTCCGGCAGCTAATGACGGATATATTGTTCGACAAAAAGGTAAAAGAAAATTCTTGGTTATAGAAAAAAATTCTGTTCAAGATGAATTTATTTGTGCAGGTGGTAGTTATATAATTAGTAGTGTGGGTACTACAGATTGGGAAGCATTGGGAGCAGGCCCAGATGCAGCCGCAGGTAAGATTTTTACTGCTTCAGTTAATGGTGTTGGTTTAACTACTACCGGTGTTGTATATCCAATTGGTGTTTGTACATTAGTAAATACGGCTGATGCAAGTTTAACTAGAAATGAAATGAACATTAATCTAAACAAAGCTAGTGGATCAGATGTGTTTGCGGCTTATGTTACTGACCATTTTGCTGTTGACTTTACTGACAATGGTACAGATGAAAATCCAGGTACTAAGTATATTGCAACATTAGATGGTGCAAGTGATACTCCTGATGACGCAACAGGCTTAATCTACGTTGCAGTTGATAACTATTGCTAATCAGTTTATACTGAAACAAAAAGCCGCTTCATGCGGCTTTTTTTATGAGGTTTTGTAATTTAGTTTGAACAACGTCAAAATTTATTGTGTTAAACAATCCGGGATGTAATGGTTTTGGGTAATGTAATTGATCTAACCATGCATAGCCACAATGTTCATCGTTTAATGTGGGTATGAATTCTTTCTCTATCTTGCAAAAAAATGTATGATAAGTGAATGTATTATTAACAAATTTTTGAATGGGTATTAATTTTGCATCGTTGGGAAAATAACTTATTTCTTCTAAGCATTCACGTTCAAGACCTTCAAACAGAGTTTCATTCTGTTCTATTTTGCCGCCGGGTATACCCCAATTGCCCGGATTCTTATCATCACTGCGTAATAGGTATAAAAATCTTTGAGTGTCTTGTGAATAAAAGAATACACCTGCAGAATTATTATAGATGATATTAGTCATACTATGATTTATCACAGTATTAGATTACGATAGAATAATCCCCTTGCTCATACCATCCTTCGTATGATTTCATCCACATACTTTCTGCCCAACGATATTGAACTTCAGTCGTTAGGTTAGTAACATATTCAAGATTCAATGTGTTAACACTATCAAAACTTACTACCCAATCAAGACCATCAAATTCAATAATGTCATTAGCATTAGCAACTACATTACCCCATGCAATAGATGGATCAGTATTCAATTCACTGCCAATAGCCTCTACAATAAGATAACGCTGACCTGATTCAGCCTCTGGCAATCCATGACCTGGACCTTTTAGTAACGGGTTGACAACACTATCTACAGCCTGCAAAGTATTTTCTGGCAATGTGTCAACGTCAATGTCATATATTAATAATCTATCATCAGTTGGATTAAACGCAATTGTACCTACAATCTCGGTATCCATATATGGATTCTGTAACCAAATCTGACTGATACCGGGGCGTACAGTGCCATATACATTCAATACGCTTTGCCAATACACGGTTGTATCAGGGTTAGTTGGTAAATCTAAGTCTGTATTTCTTGGATAAAAAGCCTCGTTGCTAGGTAATATTTGTAATGTGTTACCTATGAACAATATTTTATAACCATAGGGGGTAATCTTTTGTCTAGTTCCCAATAACATATCATCATCTTGCATATCTGTAAGAGCATTGCCCTTAAATATACTAGCAATAATTTTATGAATAACACCAAGTTTCTTAATCTTAGCAGGACTGCTAATCCAGATTGGCATATAAAACTTCCAAGTCAACACATCAATAGGGTTGCCAGTACCTTGTGGTATTGTTCTACTACTGAATGTCAATCCATCTTGATATACAACACTTAAACTGGTCCAATCAATAAAGTTATCTGTGCTTTGTAGTTCCATACTAGGATTGAATAATACACCTAGTTGTTCTATCAATTCTAATTTTTGCAAATAGTTAGTTGTCCAAAAATCTACTGTTATTCGTAATGTATAAGGAACTGGCATTACACGTTCTACTGTAAATGCTTGCCCTTGTGTTGTTTGATAACTTTGAGTCTCTGTATTATACTGACGTTGACGAACACTTACCTTATCAATAAAATAAGGATCCTGTGTTCTTTTCTGATCATATTCTAATCCACTAATGTAATACGTAATCAAAGGCGCGCTAGGTAAACTGCTAGGACTATTCTGTGCAATTTGCGTACTAGCCATACGACTTGAATCACCATACTGAATAGGGACACGTATAAGTATGTCATTACCTGCAGGGTCTTTGCCTTTAGTTACTTGCCAATTGCTGAAAATTCTTGCAAACTGAATTAAGAATCTTCTTATTTGATTGTCGTAAAAAAACTGTGCCATTATAAACCTTAATCTGGTTGTATCGTCAATAGTGTTGACAATGGTTGCTGTTGTGGTACTACTGTACCATCTGTTAATGTTAATGTTTGTGTATTGTTGATGAAAGATGACAATTGTGATTGTTGTCCTGGTACAGTAGAATCAAATGCTACTCCTGCACGTGAACTCTGACCAATTCTAATCCATAGTGAACCGTCCCAACGATATAATAAGTTAGGTAGATAATCTGTACGTAAGAAGTAATCTCCTACTGCGGGTTGTACAGGGAAAGTTATACCTGATCCAACTGGGAATCCATTAGGTGCTGTCCCGTCCCCGATCATGTAACCATCTGTATAACCAAATCCTTGTGGGCTTGATCGGGTTACATATACAAATCTAGGATCACAGTCAGCACGGAAATCCATTTGTTGACTAATTGTATATGGGAAATTAGGTTCAATTGTAATCTCAGTACCAGCTGGCATAAAGGCTACTGTAGGAATATCTACAACAAATGTGTTGTTTACTCTATCCACACTAACAATTCGTGTACCATAGTCAAATATATCTGTTCTTGTACCATTTACTGATGAAATAAACGCTGATAGATTGTTCAATGGTGCAATGTCTTGAGTAACATTTAAAGGTTGCACACTAATAACGGTACTTCCAATTGGTACTGCTAGTGACGTAAGAGTGAATGTCGGGAAGTTGTCTGCGGTACTATATGTATTATCTGCTGTACCATATGGAGCAGAGACAGGTCCAGTAGCTTTAGCCAACAACACTAATGTACCATCTACCTGACCACTACCGGTGTCAGTACGTTGTGGCGCTAATTTTGCAGTCTTTAGAGTGATTGCAAGTTGTTCACGTAATTTATCAGCATCGTTGCCGGTTAAACTCCATAATTTTTTACGAGCCTCAGCACCTATTCTAAGCACTGGACTTGGATTCTTGTACATAGGATTTGACATTAAGAATACAGTAGCTCTAGTTGGTACAGGATTTCCAGTTGGTGCAATAATATTGACTGGAGGTTCCGGTTCACCATCTAATGTAGGTACAAGATACAATTGACTTCTATCGTAACCTGTCTTAGGTAATAATCTACTTGCTTCTGCAATCACTGCATCATTGATTTCAATGTTCTTATTGTATCTACCTATAATATCACGTAGATTATCAGCAGTACTAAGCTGCCAATATAACGGATCCGTTGGGGCGACCCCTGCAGGTACTGTGGTGCCACCTGGACTTGCCCCGGTGATTGTATAAGTCTTGTCACCATATTGAATTGTATATGTTTGTCCTGCAGGAATGATATATGTTTTAGTAGGATCCCAATCACCTAAGAAGTTATCTTTTTCTAACGGCTGACTTAATATGTTGCTAAATTCTTGACTATCAACTAATGGTTCACATTTCACACGCCACAAGTGTGGGTACCATGTTTGACTAAAACCTTCACTAGCAAAGTTACCATCAGTAACTTGATAATATCTACGCAACCCTACTGGTATAGTTTCATTGAGTGGATGATAGTCAGTCAAGTGAGGCAACTCTAATACGTCACCTACCATTAATTTACGACCTATTAGTTCTATCATATCATTATAATGTATAGTTATAAAAATGATATCATTGTTTAGAAACAATCCAAACTGACTTAGGTCAAAGTCTAAATTCATTACATTATAGTGACCACGAATTCTATAAATGCTAGTATCATACTTTCTATCACGATTTTCTAAGAATAGTAAATCCTGTATGTTAGTCGGGTCCAGAGTATCGTATTGAGGTTGTGTCAAATCAGCACTAGCCCCGGTATCTGGTATGCCTAAATACTTGTGAACATATAAATCCGTTCCTCCCACGACAAACATCTCCTTGATTGTTCTATCAAGGAATCTATAATCATTTGATTTCTGTGGACGATATAATGAGAGTCTAGGCATGTTGTTATCCGTTTACTTAGTATTTATGTCTAAAGTATTACCTATAGAACTTGACAAATAATGGAATATCATATATAATACATGAATCGTAATAGGAGAACACATGGCGACACGTAAACCCAAACCAACTTCTGACCACTTTGTCAAAGCACTAAATCCACGTGATGCTGACACAAAATATATGGGTGAAGAACCCTTCTTCCCATTGCAACCCGATAGTGATCGTAGAACTTTGGCATTGACACAAAGTTTTACATGGTACAATCGTTTTTATGGTAAAAAAGATGCCAAAGAGTTGCTTTGTTCATACTTAGAATATCATAATCGCATTGTTGAAGCCAAACATTTGCGTAAGGTTCACGAATCTGAGTTTTTGATGACATTGTGCTGGCTAGCCCGCATGACATTGCGTGGACTGGAACTTAATGAACATGAATCAACTACCCTTGAAAATGAGATAAGCCGTTTGTACAAATTGGTCAACAAACCCGAAGTGGTTGAAAAAGAAAAAGAACCTAGCAATCGTCCTAATGTGCAAGAGATTATGCGTGAAAAAGCACTAGAAGCCGCAGGTGAACTAGAATCTATTTTTGATGAATGGATCACTGACCAGAAAGTCACACAAAAAACAGTTGACATTGTTGCTAAGTTTAATGTCATGCCCCAGCATATCCCATTGATTGTTGAAATCTGGAAACGTAAACAACAAGAATTTGATATGGTTTCTCAGGGTGAGGATGAGCAATTGGCAGAAGCCTATAATTATTTGGGCAAAGTTAAATTGCGTAATACACTTAAATTTATTGAGCAGGTGTTGAGTGACCTTAATAGCTATATCTCAATTAAGAAAGCCAGCAAAGCACCACGTAAAAAGAAAGCGGTACCTATTGAGAAGATTGTAGCTAAATTGAAGTACTTGAAAGAATTCAAGGATCCAATCAATAAATTGGATTTGATTAGTGTGCATCCAACTAAACTTCATGGCTCTAGTGAATGTTATCTGTATGATACAGTAAAGCGTAAACTAGTTTATCTAGTTGCGGATGAGTATAGTAAGTCATTTACTGTCAAGGGAACTGCAATTCTAGGTATCGACATCAACAAGAGCCAATCTAAGACTTTGCGGAAACCCGGAGACCAGCTAAAAGAATTTATGAAGTTAGGTAAGCCCGCGGGTAGAAAGTTCTTTGACGAAGTGAAGGCTGTGGGTACTACCCCTAATGGTAGGACAAATGACAATATGATTGTTCTTAAGGCTTGGTAAGAAGATAAGGGGTGATAAACCATCCCTTAATCTTTTTTAATTTTCCAGAAGTAACTCTTCCTATATCTCCGACCGGAATACTATACTTTTTACTAAACTTGTTTCTAGTGCATGTTTCAATCACGCCATTAAGATGAGTAAACGAATACATGGTAGCGTCATAATTTGCATTGCTCTGCCCTAAATTTCTTATTCGGTTAGCTTCATTTTGTTCAGCAGACCTTTTCTTACCCTTGTTAGCCATAGCATTATTAATTTTATGTTGGTCACTTCTTGTTTTCCCAGTCAATACCACTCTTAACTTTTCTTTAGTTTTGTCAGAAGTTTTGTAGTTTTGTCTAGCACTAGGTTTCCCCTTTAATTTTTCAGACCGTTTTCGTTTTGACTCCTCAGTCTGAACTATCCCTGAATTACCCTCACCCCCGTTGGTGCGGTTCAGCAGTACACCGGTTCCCAAGTCTTTTCTCCCATACCAACGAATCATTCTTCTTTCAATGGCAAAGGCACCTAATTCAGATAAATCTTTTTCAAGTATTATTATTTTTTCAAAGTTTTTCGGTACACTGACGGAGTGTTTTTCAATTGCCCGTTTACTTTTACCTTTTCCGATATAGTACGGTGTTCCATTATTACGCAGATATGCGTACACATAAAATCCCGTCGGATAGTTATTTTTGCTAAATATCATGTTGATGCTCCTTCAAGCGTTAAAGTAGTTGGGAATTCCCGTTCCGCGAACTACACTTATATTTAGTCCAATTTATTTGAAATTATATGGATTCTTGTGTATAATAGCGCATAAGGAGTTATTAAAATGATGAACAAACTTGTATTTTGGTTAGGTGAAAATCGTAAAAAGGTAGGCTACACCTTAGGTATTGGAAATATGCTATGTGGTATTGCCTCACTAGCAATTGGACAAACCAGTACTGGATTTATTTTACTATTTGTGGGATTCGTTCTTGCATTTGATGCTTGGAGCATGCCATGAATGTAGATTTGAAAAAATATAGCGAATTTGTAGAGGCTGTCACAAGTCAACCAAGCAACGACTTGACAACTTTTATGAATCGGTGTGATGAACTAGACGGAAATTATGTAGGTGATGGACAACATGGCCCTGATGTTAATGTGCCTCTGTTGCTTACTGCATGTCTCGGACTTGCATCAGAGTCAGGAGAATTTACTGAGATCCCTAAAAAGATTTTCTTTCAAGGTAAACCACTCAATGAAGAAAATCTCTTTCACATGAAACGTGAGTTAGGTGATATCATGTGGTACTGGATCAATGCTTGTAGGGCACTTAACCTAGACCCTAACGAAGTTATTGCTGAGAACGTAGAGAAACTTAAAGCACGTTATCCTGGTGGTGAGTTTGACGTTCATTACTCAGAGAATCGTAAAGAAGGCGATTTGTAAGATGAACGGTTCTCCAGATAAATACACTATCTGGAGAACATTATGGCTGGTACTACGCTGGACGAATTAAAAGAAGACCTATTTAGAAATTTAAATTTACGTCTTGGTGGCGGAATAGTTGATGTGGAATTAGACCCTGAACACTATGAGGCTGCATATCAATATGCAGTTAAAATTTATAGACAACGGGCTCAGAATTCTACACAAGAATCTTATACCCTATTAAAGATAGAAAGAAATGTAGATGTATATACATTACCTTCGGAATTCATTAATGTAAGACAATTATTTCGTAGAACGGTTGGTTTAGAGACAGGCCCTGCCGCAAGCAGTTTCGACCCTTTTAGTAGTGCCATTCTTAATACCTATTTGCTAAATTATAACCAAGCAGGTGGTTTAGCTACCTATGACTTCTATGCTCAGTATATTGAATTAGCGGCACGTATGTTCGGTGGATATGTTATATTCACATTCAATCCTGTAACAAAAGAATTGCGTATTGTCCGTGACCCTAAAGGTAGCGGAGAACAAGTATTGATATGGGCAGATATTCAAAAGCCTGAACAAGTTTTATTGCAGGATCCTGGTGCTGGCATTTGGATAGGTGACTGGACACTTAGCCAATTAAAATTAATGTTAGGTGAAGCCCGTGAAAAGTTTGCTAGTATTGCAGGTCCGGGTGGTGGCACCACACTTAATGGAGCTACATTAAAGGCTGAAGGCAAAGCAATGCAAGACCAATTATTGGAAGACTTAAAGCGTTTTGTAGATTATAGTCAACCGCTATCATTTGTAATTGGTTAAATGAAGGTTTACTTTTTCATAGTCCTGTAATATAATATTGTACAGGAGTTGATAAATGATTATAGGTATCACTGGGTTTATTGGTAGCGGCAAAGACACTATTGCTGACTATCTTACTACATTTCACGGGTATAAAAGAATTAGTTTTGCAGGTACACTCAAAGATGCTTGTTCCGCAGTTTTTGGTTGGGACCGAGAATTACTAGAGGGAACTACAAAGTCTAGTAGAGAATGGCGAGAGCAATTAGATGTGTGGTGGAGTGAACGATTAAACATCCCTGAACTTACTCCTAGATGGGTATTGCAACAATGGGGAACAGAAGTTTGTCGCAATGGATTTCACAATGATATCTGGGTAGCAAGTGTAGAAAATCAATTACGCAAGACTAAAGACAATATTGTTATTACTGACTGTCGTTTTGCCAACGAAGTAAACGCTATTAAAAATGCAGGTGGAATCACAATGAGGGTAGAACGCGGTGAGAGACCTAAATGGTATGATGCCGCAGTAGCATTTAATCGCGGTGCTAATGGCAATAGTATGTGGGCCTTAAGTAAAACTAAATTAGACAAACAAAAAGTACATGCAAGTGAGTACAGTAGTGTTGGATTAAAATATGACCATTACATAGACAATAATGGTTCGATAGATGACTTGCATACTAAAGTCAAATCAATAATCAACCTCTAAGTCCCCCTTACGCCAAGTAACTTCTTTTCGTTTTATAACTTCTATACAATTCAAACAGACTGTTCGTAGATTGGTATACTGATTATTTTCAAGTTTACCGTCAGTATGGTACACTGTAGCTTGTGAAGGATATAGAAATTTAAACCCGCAAACATCACATGCGGGTTTTTTCTTATACCCTGCTTTTTGCCAACTCGGTATTCTTGGCTTTTTCTTATTTTTCTTTCTGCCACACTCATCACACATACTCCTATAGTATGTCTTTTCATTGCGTATATAATTTACTGCACATAGATTTTTATTGCATTCTTTGCAAACAGGTCTAATCATACAGTATTTAACCCAGAAACCTTTAAAGGTACGGTTATTGGTGCTTTTTTTATGATATGCACTAAATATTAATACGTTAGGGCGTTAACCCTCATAATCATAACATAAAGGAAATTTAACATGGCACTAGTATCACCAGGCGTAGAAGTAACAATCATTGACCAGAGTCAATATTTACCAGCAGCCTCAAGTTCAGTTCCTCTTGTAGTCTTAGCCACAGCACAAAACAAAGCTAATGCGGCTGGTACAGGAGTAGCGGCAGCAACAACAGCCGCAAATGCAAATAAATTATATCAAGTAACAAGTCAACGTGACTTGGTTAACTTGTTTGGTACCCCGTTCTTTTATAAGACTACAAATGGTACTTCAATTCAGGGTTACGAATTAAATGAATATGGCTTGTTAGCAACATATTCATTATTAGGTGCCACAAATCGTTGCTATGTATTAAGAGCAGACATTGATTTAGGTAGCTTAGTTGGATCATTGAGTCGCCCTCTAGGTGATCCAACAGATGGTACATATTGGTTAGATACTACCAACTCTACTTGGGGAATTTATGAATTTAATAGTTCAACTGGTAAATTTGTCAATCAAACACCAATAGTAATTACAGATTCAGAATATATTGCAGATGGATATCCAATTGATTCATTAGGTAATGTAGGTGGTTATGCAGTGATAGCAACTGAAATTCAAGATGGGCAATATTCAGATGCTACATATTTTTATAAAAATTCAGTAAATACTTGGGTTCAATTAGGTTCCCCTGACTGGAAAGCATCTGTACCTGTAGTTACTGGCACAGTATCAAATCCAGTACTAACAACTGGTGATACGTTTACTATTAACATTAACGGTTTATTAACTGTTACTATTGAAATTGCGGCAGGCGATACCGTCACTGATGTATCAAATACTATTAATGGGTTGAATATAACATATCTAAGTGCTAGAATAATTGATAATAAATTAAGTATAGCATACGGTGAACCAAATACAAATAGATATCTGACTCTATCAGAAGGTGTAAACACACCTCTAGCTGATATGGGTATCTTACCTAAGCAATATTTTGCACCTGATACATATTATGGACCATCATCTAGTATGCCATTATGGACAGCAAGTCAAGTAAGCCCACACCCAACAGGTAGTGTATGGATTAAAACAAGTGTATTAGGTTCAGGAATGAATTTATTAATGTCTACTTATAACACATCTACTGATACATGGATAAGTAAAACTGTTAATAAATATATGGGTTTAGATCGTGCTATAGCAGATTTAAGTTCAGTTGGTGGAAGCGATATTCCAACTGACACTGTAGTCGCTACATATGGCTATAGTTCAATTGTTGCACCGTGGTCTTCTATTCAATACTGGAACAAGACAAGTATAGGCGCAAGTACATTTACTGGTTCAGTCACGAATCCTACAATTAATCCATTAGATAGTCTTGTAGTTCAAATTACTGATGTAAATGGAGACATTTCAATTAATCCATATGTGGTATCTCCAGCAGGAACTACAGCAACAGATTTTGTAACAGCATGGCTAGCCGCTAATATTCCTAATACTACTGCAAGTGTATCTATTTCAGGTGCAATTGTTTTAGAGCATACATTGGGTGGAATAATTTACTTAACTGACTACATTGATGGTCAAAGTAATGGTATGTTAGCAGATATAGGTTTTAGTCTAAGTGATACTGGTATAGCTTATGGATTTTTAGCAGGTTATACTAACTCATCTGTTTCTCAAGATGATACTTCAGGATCTGGTAGCGGTGCAACATTTAGTATAACTTCAAACGGATTATTTTATTCTATAAGCAAAGTTACCCCCGGTGTTGACTACGTGGTAGATGAAATTGTAACATTTGCAGGATCCGATATAGGTGGTGCAAATAGTACAAATGATTTATCTATTATAGTAAAGTCAGTAAGCGGTCTTGGCGCTATTATTGATTGGGCATATTATAGTGGAACTCCTAGACAAAATTATTGGGCACAATTGTCAGCATGGGAATTAACAACATATGTTGCCAATGAAGGTGCTCCTGCAACCAATCCAGTTAATGGCACAAATTGGTACTACAGTACAGCATCTGAAGTAGATATCATGGTAAACAAAGATGGTGATTGGTATGGTTATAGAAATGTAAATTATGACAGTACAGGTAATCCAGCAGCAGGCGGTTCTAATACTACTGACCCTGCTGGACCAATCATTAGTCCAACAGAACCAGATCCATTAACAGGTCAAAGCGACGGTACTGCACTTGTATATGGTGATTTGTGGATTGATAGTGGTGATTTAGAAAATTATCCTAAACTATATCGTTGGGAACAAGTTGATGGCACGAATCAGTGGGTAAGTATTGATACATCTGACCAAACAAGTCAAAATGGTATACTGTTTGCTGATGCACGTTGGGGTAATGTAGGAACTGTTGATCCAGTAAATGATCCTCTAGTAAGTATTGAAACATTACTTGAAAGTAATTATTTAGATTTAGATGCACCGGATCCAGCACTATATCCACAAGGTATGTTGTTATTCAACACACGCCGTAGTGGTTATAACGTAAAACAATTTAGAACAAATTATTTTACCTCAGCAAATTATCCATCACCTGCTGTACTACCAACATATTCATATACATGGGTAAGTGTTAGTGGATTGCAGTCTAATGGTGCAGCATATATGGGACGTAAAGCACAGCGTAATCTAGTTGTTCAATCAATTAAAGCGGCTATTGGTACAAATCAAAGCATAAGAGAAGAAGATACATTCTTCAATCTTATCGCAGCTCCAGGGTATCCTGAGTTACAACCAGACATGGTTACATTGAACAATGACCGTAACAATACTGCATATATCATCGGTGACACTCCATTACGTTTGCCCGATCAAGCAACTGATCTAACAAATTGGGCAACCAATGCAGCCGGTGCTACAAGTACAGGCGAAGAAGGATGGGTAACACGTGATAGTTATTTGGGTGTATTCTATCCAAGTGGTATCACTACAGACTTGACAGGTGCAGCAGTTGTTGTTCCAGCAAGTCATATGATGTTACGCACATTCTTACGTAATGATTCTATTGCTTATCCTTGGTTAGCTCCAGCAGGTACACGCCGTGGTACAATTGACAATGCTACAAACATTGGCTACCTAAATGCTACTACTGGTGAGTTCCAGACTGTTAAGAATCGTATGAGTATTCGTGATGTGTTATACACAAATCAAATCAATCCATTAGCATACTTTACTGGTGTTGGTTTATTGAACTACGGTAATAAGAACTCATTTGATAGTCAATCAGCATTGGATCGTATTAACGTAGCGAGATTAGTGTGCTACATTCGTGAAAGATTACAGATTGCGGCTCGTCCGTTCGTATTCGAACCTAACGATGCAGTAACTCGTAATGAAATTAGCGGAGTAGTTCAATCATTATTTGTAGACTTAGTTGCAAAACGTGGTTTATATGATTATTTGGTTGTATGCGATGAGAGCAATAACACACCTGCTCGTATTGATAGAAATGAATTGTGGATTGACGTTGCTATTGAACCAGTCAAGGCAGCTGAATTCATTTACATCCCAGTTCGTGTATTGAATACAGGTGAATTAGCAAATGCTCAGTAAGATAATCACCCCTGGAGACAGGGGTGAATTAAAGATAAATAAAGATATAGGAGAATAAAATATGGCAACAGCCTCACAATCATTGTTCAATATGACCGTTGCAGCGGATAATGCTACCAACGCACAGGGTCTATTGATGCCTAAACTACAATATCGTTTTAGAGCATTGTTCTTAAACTTTGGTGTAGGTGGTTCCACTACAGAACTAACAAAACAAGTAATGGATATTACTCGTCCACAAGTTCAATTTGATGAAGTAACTTTAGATGTATATAACTCAAGAATTTATCTTGCAGGTAAACATGCATGGCAAGAAACTACAATTAATCTACGTGATGATGCACAGGGCAACGTTAGTAAATTAGTTGGTCAACAAATTCAGAAACAAATGGACTTTGTTGAACAAGCAAGTGCCGCAACTGCACAAGATTATAAATTTCAAATCAATTATGAAATTCTTGACGGTGGTAACGGTGTTCTTACACCTTCTGTATTAGAAACCTGGGAATTGTATGGATGCTTTATTAAAACAGCCAACTATAATAACTTGGATTACAAAACAAGTGATCCAGCTACAATTCAGTTGAGCGTAAGATTTGATAATGCAATTCAGTCACCATTGACTTCTGGTGTCGGTACAAATGTAGGTCGTGCATTTGGTGGTACAGCAGTTACTGGTATTGGTTAATAAGAGCAATTAATGGCTGGGTTCGTTCAAAACCTATTAACTGACGCCGCAACATCGTTCTTTACAAATGAATACTTGCGTGATTACCAACACGCAAGTAAAACATTTAGAACAAATGCTTATGGGTATTCACCCAAGTTTAAGTTTCTATTTCATGTTTATTTTGATATAAACAAAGACTACATCGGTGCTACTCAATCTTGGCCACAAGATCAAAACTTTGGATTAGCAGTCAAAAATATACAACTACCAAAATACACGTTTGAATTAGCTACACTAAACCAATATAATCGTAAACGGGTAGTGCAAACTAAAATTAAATACGATCCTATTAACGTTGTATTCCATGATGATAATCAAAATTTAATTAAAAAATTATGGTATACGTATTACACATACTACTATAAAGATGCAACACAGATGGATAGTAATACTAATACAACTATTAGTGGTGTAGGTGGTGATAATGCAGTTAGATATAACTTAAATCGTAGAAATATATACGACCCTACTATCACTGGTAATGATGATTGGGGATATATTGGTGAGACCGGTAAAAGCCCGGCTACTAACTCAGCCGCAAATCTAGGTATAAGTAAAGCGCCTTTCTTTAAGGCAATTAATATATATGGATTCAACCAACATAATTTTTCTTTGTATAGACTAATCAACCCTATGATTGAAAGTTTCAGTCACGATACTTACAATTACAGTGAGGGAGGTGGCGTAATGGAAAATCAGATGACTTTAAATTACGAAACTGTAAAGTACTATGAAGGTGCAGTTGATGGTCGTAAACCATATGATATAGTTACTGGATTTGGTAGTAATGATCACTATGATACTGTATTAAGTCCTATTGCTCGTCCAGGATCAAATGCAACTATATTAGGCCAAGGTGGTCTTGTTGATGCTGCCGGTGGTATCTTAGATGATTTAGAAAATGGTAATATTGTAGGTGCAGTTCAAAAAGCAGGAACAGCAGCCAATACTTTTAAAAATCCTCAAAATATATTAAGAATTGCTAAGTCAGAAGCCTTAGGTATTGCAACAGATGCATTACAAGGCACTCCCAATAGAAATACTGCATTCAATTTCCCTACACAAGCTGCTAGTGCAATTAGAAATGCTCCTAATTCTATCAACGGGTCATATCAAAACATTAGGTCATCACCTAAACAAGTTACATAAATACTTCTACGAGGTATATTATGGCACAAACAATAGATGCACCAAGAAGTCAGTTAGATAACACAGTACGTGTGTTTGATCAATTTTACAATTTTGATTTAGTTGTAGAGGCTAATCAGTATGAACTTATACATAGCTATTTCTATTCATTGTCTAAAAGTGAAAATGTAGCTAAAAATTTTACAACAATCATTTTTAGAATCTCTAATATTACAGGTGAAAATCCATTGATATTGTTAGAAGAAATTAAAGGTTCTAATGGGTTGTCTACTGCAAATGCATTAGTTGCATATTATCTAAACAGTTTAAAAAGTAAAACAACATTATATGGTGTTAGTTCTATTCCTCAACCTAATCAAGTAGTAGCTAGAAACGCTGTAATATAATGTCAAACTTTGCACAAGGCATATTTGTGCCTAGAAATCCTGACAAATACATTGGTAACCACAGACCTAGATATCGCAGTGGATGGGAATTCACATTCATGCAATTCTGTGACGGCAACAAGAATGTAATCAAATGGGCAAGTGAATCAATCCGTATTCCCTATCGTCACCCATTAACAGGTAAAGTTACTAATTATATTCCAGACTTCTTTATACTATATGAAAACAAGTTTGGAAAACAGTTTGCCGAAATAGTAGAAATCAAACCTAAAAAACAAAGCCTAATTGAAAGCAGAAAAGCAAGTGCCAGAGATATAGCAGTTGTTGCTATAAATCATGCTAAGTGGGCTAGTGCTAAAGCATATTGCAAACAATATGGATTTACATTTCGTGTTATTACAGAAGATGACTTGTTTTACAACGGTAGACGTAAGTAATAAATACTGCTATTATGGACAAATAGCATGACAAAAAAATTATCAGAATTGTTTGATTTACCTACAGAGGAATCATCATTAACTGAACCCATACTCGGCAAAGATATGGATTTAGTAACGCAAGAAACTTATTCTACTTTAGACAAGATAGAACAAGCATTACCTCAAGTCCGCGGTTTGGAAGCAAGCGATTCTGAGATGGATGAGTTGGCAAGACTGGCTCAAGACAGTTATAAAGATTTAATGGATTTAGGGATGCAAGTTGATAGTAGATTTGCTAGTGAGATATTCAATAGTGCTGGTACAATGTTAGGACATGCTATAACTGCTAAAACAGCTAAGATCAATAAGAAATTGAAAATGATTGATTTGCAGTTGAAAAAAGCAAGCCTAGATCAAAAAAATGTTGAAAAAGATAAAGAGATTGAGAACGTTCCACTTGGTGAAGGTAGCTTAGTGGATCGTAACGAACTTCTCAAAAGTATTTTGGCAAACAAAAAACCAGTAAATTGATAAATAATAGAACAGGAATACAACAATGAAAAGCCTACGTCAATATTTAACCGAAAGTGTTAGAACATATCGCTATACAATTAAGATTGCCGGCGATTGTGAAAAAAACTTTTTGGAATTATTCAAGCACAATTTGTCTAAGTTTGACCCAGTCAAAATTGACGATCCAAAAACTACGCCAATTCAGAAAGATCCATACGGATTTCCTGATTTGCAGAATCAGTCTATTACTATTATCAAAGCTGAATTTAAATATCCTGCAACTGAGCCAATGATTCAACAATGCGCTCAACATTGCGGTTGTAACATAAACAATGTCAGAGTAGTTACTACCGACTATGATGATAGTATTAATAGTGAAGCCGAAGGTTATGCTAATGAACAAAAAGATGAGCCATTGTTGTTAAACACAGAGTTAGGAGATAATGGTAAAGAAGCTAGCAAAGAATATGCAGGGCAATATTTAGATCGTGTGATGCCTAAGAAGCCAAGTATTAATATTCCATATGCAGGTAAAGCTACACCAGCAAGTCCTAATAAGAGTAAAGAAGGTATCAACACAGTTAGCCCCATGACTAAAGTGACAAGACCACAACTACCTAGCACAGGAGCTAGAAAATAATGATCGAATTCAACACCGGTCAACTTACATGGATTTTGGTTGGGGCCATGGGAATAGGTGGCACGGGATACATTACAATGAATGACAATGTAAAAAACATTGACAAAAAAGTTGCTGTAACACATGCAAAAGTTGAAGATACAAACGAACGAATTGTAGAGTTGCAAAGACAACTTACACGTATGGAAGATAAATTAGATAAACGAGGATCACGATAATGGATTTTAGAAACCTATTACAAGCAATGAGTTCCCTTTCCGAAGGTGAAACAAAAGAAACACCAAAAGGACGAGTCCATAAAGGTGATTACGGTTCAAGTCATGGTAAAGAAGATGTACGCGACCAATACGGACATAAAGTCGGTAAAATTAATAAAGATGCTGAAGCTAAAAAAGAAGCACCTAAAAAGGGCCGCGGCCGCCCTAAAAAGGGTGCAGATGATTCTGGTGAAGTAAAGAAATATGACACTACTAGCGTTGGTGATGTATTTGGTGGCGGTAAGAAGCCAAAGAAAGAAGTTGGTAAAGTTTCTAAAAAGCACAGCTTAAAAGAATATATTGATGAACTTCAAACTACAATAGTTAATGAAGGTGAACAAAGTGTTGAAGAAGCAGTGCGTATAGCTTATAGAGACCCTACTGGGAAAACAGGTATGCCTGGACATAAAGGTAGCACGGTACGTTACAAAAGTGCAAGCCAAGTTGCCGGACGTAAAGCAGCCAATCCAGACTCAGATTGGATTCACAACCCTCAAACACAAGCACACAGAAATGCAGCCGCAGCCGCAGTAAAAGACGCACGTGCTAAAGGAATAACTCCTGGTAGTAACCAAGGCATTGGAATACACAAAGGTGTAGATGAAGATATGAACACGCAACAACCTGTTCAAATCAAACCAGCTAGTCAAACTAACACACAAGTTATTCAGCAAGGCAATAAAACATTAGGCACAGTTAATAATCCTCAGTTGGCTGCACAGATTAAACAGTCAATTGGTAAAGGTGAAATGAGTTTGAATACTGATGATCAAACAATGGCTGAAGATGCAGTTGATGAATCAGGATTACAAGCATATTTGGGTAACAAGAAATACGGCAAAGATGGTATGAATGCATTACGACAAGCTGGACAAAAACATGCTAGCGAAAAGACTAAGCAAAACATTCGTGCTAAGTATAGTAGTAAAGAAGATAAAATGCATGAGAGTCTAGAAGCTACTGATGTGGTATTAACAGAAGGTCAAAAAGAACAAATGACTAAGTTCTTTGACGAGTTAGAATTAGGACCAAAAGGTTATAACATCAAACCTGCAATGGAATTAAAAGATAAAGCATTAGCAACATCTGTAATCAATAAGACATTAGCACATGGTAGATTCAGAAGCATGGCAGGTTCTTATAAAGACCAGATGCGTGATGCGGCCTTAGAACACTTTGGCTTTGTTAACTTTGACGAAAGTTTAGAAGAAGGTGATTTAATTCCTCATCCAAGTAAAGATTTACATACAACACATGGTATGGATAGCAAGCCAGGCGATATTAGTATGTTTAAGCCTAGTAGAATTCAAGCTACTAATAAACCAGTTGAAAAGCCAACTCCGTGGAGTGTAGATCCTATTAATGCCGCAACCGATAGAGCAGTTAATTTTATATCAGGATTGCGTAAACCAAAAACTAGATTAGAAAGCACAGAAGAAATGAAAGACGTACAATATGAAAGCTGGGAAAATCAGCTAAACAACATTCTAAATGAAGGTATCACTGTTTCTAGCAGTACAGGACAACAAGGTGCTCCAGATTCAGTAACCATTAGTGCTACTGACGCTGATGCAGAACAACTAATGGGCGTATTGCGTAACGCTGGTATTGGTGTGTTTGGTGGAAACGACAAGCCTGCAGTTGGTTATGGTGTAGTATCTCAAGGTGAAGAAGAACCAACAGGTACTGGTACTGAACCACAAATGAGTCCTGACGTAGTTGGTGATGATAGTGATATGCTAGCATTGATTAAGAAAATGTCAGGTATTGATATGGGTGGTGAAGAAGGTTCACAAGACTATGAAGATGAAGCAGGTTCTGATGATACTGCATTACAACCAGCCGGTGACGAAGAAGGTGATGAACAACAAGATGACGCAGAAGATTCCGGTGAGGAAGAAAAAACTGACGAAGGCAATGCTTTCTCAGGTGCAGTAGCTAAAGCAAAATCAGACAATATTCCTGACAAAGGTCAAAAATTCTCTGTAGGTGGAAAACAATATCCAGTCAAAGAAGATGACGTAGAAGAAGGTAATAAGTTTACTGGTAATCTAGCAAAAGCACGTGCCCAAGGTAAAGAAGAAGCCGACTTAGACGGTGATGGGGACATGGAAAAAGTTAAAGAAGGTCATGACCACGAAATGTGTAATGAATGCGGTGGAATGATGTATGAAGGTCATACATGTGAAGAACAAGTAGAAGAAGGTTTCTCAAATGACGCAGGCGGTGATGCTATGGGTGATACAGAATTAATGAAACTAAAAGCATTGTTATCAATGGGTGGTGATTTACATAAGATGAAATCAGACCAAACAGTAGGGAATCCGACCCGTGTTTCAGTTAGAGAATCTCTAAACGAGTGGAAGAAATTAAGCGGTATAAAATAATAAAAACCGTATTTTTAATAGCCTGGTTCGCCGGGCTATTTTTTTGGATGCTACATCTAATTTAAAAACGATAAATACTTAATAAGGTAGATATAGACATGGCCCAACAATTTATTGATTTTGGTAGTTTCCCTAATGATCCAGCGGCGGACCCAATTCGAGCGGCATTCCAAAAAATACAAAACAACTTTTCAGATTTATACAACACTACATTAACTTCAGGTGTGTCAGAAGTTACAGTAGGTCCCGGACTTGCACAGAATAGAACAACTGGTAATATTTATATTACAACTTCTTTTCCTAATATTAGTATTAATACATCTAATAGCTTATTAGTCGGCATTGGCGCTGCCACAAGTAATACAGCGACCAGTTCAAGTTATAACACACCTTTCGTATTGAATTTAGCTAATACTATTACTACGGGGAATGCAAATCTATCAGGTAATGTACGCACAAGTAATTTAAATGTAGCTAATTTTGTAACATCAGCATTAGTACCTAGTGCAAATATAACATATGATTTAGGTACTCCTACTAATCGCTGGAGAGATTTATACTTAAGTGGCTCTACATTGTACTTAGGTTCTCAAACTATTGGGTCAAACACAACTACTATAAATTTTACAAACGTAACCGTAGCTAGTACTCTTACTTCAACTACTATTAATGGTGGTAATATTACAGTTACTGGTAATATTAATAGTGCTAATATTACTGCTGGCAACTTATTGGTTAGTGGTAATGTAACTGGTAACTTTGTACCAGCTGGAAATAATCAATATGATTTGGGTAGTGAAACACAAAGATGGAAAGATTTGTGGTTAAGTGGAAATACATTAAGATTAGGTGGCGCAACAATAGAAGAATCAGGTGGCGCCGTTGTTATGCAAAGCGTAGTTGTTAATAACAACATTAATGTAGGTAATTTAACTGCCGTTTATTTAACTGGTACTATCAATACTCCAAATCAACCATTAGTTACAAGTTTAGGCCCATTGACTGATTTAGCAGTGGTGGGCAATGTAACTACAGGAGGAACGTTATCGGTTGTTGGTGATATTGATGCTGGTGCATTAGCGGTTACTAGTATTACAGTTGGCTCAGGGGTAAATCAAACAACAATTACTGGTGGCGGCGTTACGGTAACAGGTGATGCTACATTACAGGCCCCGGGTTCAGACGGGCAAATTACATTTAACGATAACGGTAATGCAGCCGCAGTTCCGGGCTTGACTTTCAATAGAGCAAGTAACTTGTTAAGTATTTCAGGTAACGTGTCTGGCGGTAATCTTACTACATCCGGAGCATTGTCAGTAACTGGAAATGCCAACGTAGGTAATTTAGGAGTTACTCAAGTAACAGCATCAGGTAATATTATAGGTGCTAATGTATTCACGGTTGGTATTGTATCAACTAGTGCAGGTGTAAGTTCTGGTGCTAACTTAGCAATTACATCTGTTACATACGGTATTAACAGATTTATTTTAAACTTTGCTACACAAGATATTATACCTTTTGATACTGGGACAACTATCAATGTCACTGGTATGTCTCCTACTTCTTATAACGGAGTATGGACAGTTCTTGCAGGTACCACATCTACGGCAGCAGTTACTAGTGCAATTACTACATCAGTTGTAACATTAGGCAGAGTACGAGGTGGTGGCAACATAGTAACAAACGGATTCTTAACCGTAATTGGTAATGCAAGTGTAGGAAATATAACCACTACTAGGGTTGATGGTACCATAGTAAGTGTATCAGGTAACGTTGAAGGTGCAAACTTAGTTGCTAGTGGTGTATTACGAGTAGACGGTAATGCTAACGTAGGCAATTTAACTACTAGCGGATTTGTTTCAGCCGCAACATTAGCAACAAGTGCTAGTATGGCTGCAAGTACATTTATTACTGCAGGATCATATATATCTGCAACCGGAAACGTGTCTGGTGCAAATATTACTACAACTGGTAATGTTGATACATTAAATGCATTTGTTTCAGGGACATTAACTGCAAATATATTAAGTGCGACTGGTACTTTAACTGGTGGTAATCTATCTACTAGTGGTACATTGACTGCGGGTACCACTACATTAGGTGATACTACTACAGGTAATGTAACAGCAAATTACTTTAGTGCGCTTGGGTTATCTACAAGCGGTGCACTAAATGCCGGCACTACTACACTAGGTGAGACAACTACAGGAAATATAACAGCAAATATATTAAGTGCAGCCGCATTATCGACTGCCGGCACATTGTCTGCCGGCAATACTTCATTAGGTAATATTACATCAGTGGGTTTAATATCTGCTACAGGCAAAGTTACAGCTGGCAATTTAGAAACTGGCGGCACATTAAGAGTAAACTCTGTAGCTAATTTGAATTCAGTAGAAACTACAGCTATTGCATTGAATGGTGAACTAACTGGTGCAACCAGAATGGAATCACAACTACTAAATGTTATCGGAAATATGACCAGTGCAAATGCTAATATTGGTCAATTCTTGACAGTAGTAGGCAATGCTACAATAGGAAACATTGTATCAAATAATTCTTTAGTCATTCAAAATACTGCAAGTATTGCATCTAGCGTTAACGTTGGTGCAAATTTAGCAATATCAGCAATCAGTGGTACAGGTGGACCAACAAATCTAGTAACAGTTACATTTACTTCTCAAAGTACTATACCTTTCCCAGCTGGCGGGACAGTAGTAATATCAGGTGTAACAACTACAACTGGTTATAACGGAACATATACTGCTGTATCTGGAAATCTCACTGCGGTTACATTTACAAGTAGTACATCAGGTACTGGTGGTGTAGCGTCAGCAAGAATAATAACAGGTGGATTAGGACTGCGTGTTCAAGGTAATGCAACTATGTCTAGCCTTGAAGTACTAGGGGCAACATTAAATGCTCAATCAGCTACGGCTAACTTTGGAACATTAAACAGTAATGCAATGTTGATTAATGGTATTGCAAATGCACAGAGCATGGAAATACAAAGTACTCTAAGTGTTACTGGTACTACTACGGCAGGTAATCTAACTGCTAATACAAATATTTCTGCAGGTGGAAATATATCTGCTAGTGGTACAATAACTATTAATCAGAATGCTACTATTGGTTCATCATTAACTGTAGGTGCAAATTTAAGTCTTACTGCAATCGCTGGTACTGGATCAGTTGTAACTGCAAATTATTCTGCACAGAGTTTCCCTCCTTTCCCAGTAGGAAGCAACGTAATCATTAGTGGTGTAGCAACAACTGCGTACAATGGAGAATTCGTAGTAACAGAAGCTAACGTAGGATTTGTAAAATATAGTGATACTACCTCAGGTGCTTCTGGTGCGTTAGGTCGTATTCGTACAGGTGGAACATCTTTAAATATTAGAGGTAATGCTAGTATAATAAATCTTGAGGCTGCAAGTTTTCAATCAAATGTGGCTACTGCTAACTTTATTACAATGAGTAGCAGTGGTTTCTTAAACTTGAATGGCGCAAACGCAAATATAGGAAATGCAAATCTTACTTCTGCTAACGTCACTGGTGATAGTTCCGGTGGTAATTTAATATCACGTGGTTATCTATCAGTTAGTGGTAACGCATCAATGGATAGAGTTACAGCAAATGCAGGTATAACCACAGCAGGTGCTGTAAATATTGGTTATAATGTACAGATTCAAGCATCGGGTTCTAGTGGTAATGGATCAGTTGCAACTTTAGCTTTCTCTACGACACAAACTATCCCACCGTTCCCAACTGGAACAACTATTATTGTTAGTGGTTTAGCACCAGCTGGGTTTAATGGGACAGTAACAGTCGCTAGTTCAAATACTACGCACGTTACATATAACAATAGCACCAGTGGTGTAGTAACTCTAGGTGGGTTTGCAAGAACATCTGGCACACAAATGATATTGCAAGGTGTTGCAAACATAGGTTCAATTAATACTACAGGTGATATCAATGCAGGTGCTACTGGTAATGTTAGTGGCAACACATTTACTGCAACATTGTTTAGTGGAAATGGTGCTAGTATAACCAACTTACAAGCAGGTAGTATTGTTGGTCAAGTAGCCAATGCACTAATTTCAACAACAGTAACAAGTGCTGCACAACCAAATATTACAAGTACGGGTACACTAACTGGATTGACATTATCTGGAGCATTAACTGCAACAGATCAAGATGCTACATTTAGCAAAGTATTAGTTAGTGTTCAATCAGGAATTTCAGCTTCAGGAACTACACTTGCAGGAGCTACTGCATTAACTAAATCAATCAATGTTATAGGCACTGTTAATCCTGGAGTTAATGATTCTGTAAGATTGCCAGGAGCTACAGTTGGTCAACAAGTTATTATTATTAATACGACAGCATCTACTCTTAAAGTGTTTCCGGCAAACGGATCACAGATTGATGGTTTAACAACCAATATATCTTTCCCATTAGGGGCAGGAGCAAGATTAATGATAGTAGCAGCCACTACCTCACAATGGTACACAATGGTTGGAGTTTATGGATAAGGAAATACAATGATAACATTAGAATTATTACAAAAATTATGCCCAAAAACAAAGGTAAACGTATTGCAATTATATGCAGGACCTTTACACGAAGTAGCTGAATATTACGATATGTATGTAAACATGCATCGTGCGGCAGCATTTGTAGCACAAACTGCACATGAAAGTGGTGGCTTTAACTTTGTTAAAGAGAATCTAAACTACAGTGCTAAAGGATTGATGGGGACTTTTAAAAAGTATTTCCCTACAGAAGATTTAGCAAAACAATATGAACGCAAACCAGAAAAGATTGCTAATCGTGTATACGCAAATCGTATGGCTAACGGTGATGAAGCTAGCGGCGATGGATATAGATTCTGTGGTCGTGGGTTGATTCAATTGACTGGTCGTGCTAACTATACAAAGTTTGCAGAAGATTTGGGAATCAGTATAGAAGAAACTGTTGCATATTTAGAAACACCGGCAGGTGCAGTTAGTTCTGCTGGTTGGTTCTGGGATAATAATAATCTAAATCAATATTGTGATAAGGACGATTTTGTAACATTAACCAAACGTATTAATGGTGGTACTATTGGATTAGAAGATAGAAAACATCACTATCACTTAGCACTAGATTTATTAGAACATCACGGATAATATGGCACAACCAGTATGGATTACCCCTGCAGGAGATTTAGGCGTATTCCCTGCAGGTTTTGATTTAGGGGTTCAGTTAGTTGCACAACCCGTGTCCCCTAGTATATCAGTAACTTACACGCTTCTTAATGGAACATTGCCACCTGGCATAACATCAAATCTAGTAACGTTAAATAATACTGGCTATATTACTGGCAAACCATTAGATGTTATTGTAGAAACAACTTATACATTTACTGTTCGTGCTACTGACAATTTTGGTAATATACGTGATAGAACATTTTCTATTAGAGTGTATGGTTTACAAGGAGTACACATCACTACTCCAAATGGACAATTATTGAATACCCTTGATAGTGTGTATGTAAATTATCAAATACAGGTATACAATCCTGTTGCAACAAATGAGTATGGGATAGTAATATCATCTGGCAATCTGCCACCTGGTCTATATATGAGCAATGCAGGATTAATTCAAGGTTATCCTACTCCACCCCTAACAGCTTTAGGTTTCCCAACTACAGAGACTTATAATTTTTCTGTTCAATTAATTAGTCAAGCAGGCAATGATAGCAAATCATTTAGTATTGTAGTTAGAAATCAAAATATCAATAGACCACCAAACACTAGAGTGCCTGTTATATTGAATAATACTCCGTTGCAACTACCATTAGATGTTAATGATCCGTACTATACATATTACTTACCGGAAGATAATAAAATACCTACAGTAAGAGCAAATGAATATTTTTCATTTAAGATATTAGGTCATGATTTTGATAAAAATACATTAACGTATTTGTATGGTGTATTGCCTCCGGGACTTACTGGAGATTTGAATACTGGTTGGATAACTGGTACACCCATTCTACCAAATAATTCTATAAGTAAGTACACCTTTGATATAGCAGTATGTAAAAAAGATATACCTAGTATACGAAGCAGTTTTGAAACCTATACAATGATAGTAACCAACCACATTGAACAAGATATTGTTTGGACTACTTCAAGTGATTTAGGTATTATAAATAATGGTTCAATAAGCGAACTATACTTAGAAGCAACTTCTGTTAGAAATGTAAGTTATATCCTTAGGGCAGGAAGTTTACCACCAAATCTAACTTTATTAGAAAATGGTCAAATAACTGGTAGAGTACCTTATCAACCAACAGGTGCCTTATTATCGCAAGGTGATTCGACAACATACACCTTTACTGTGCAGGCATATAATCCTCAGTTTCCAGTAGTACAGTCTACTAGAGAATTTACATTAACAGTATATCAAAAATTTGCTAACCCAACAGATAACATATATCTAAAAGCTACACCAAATGTAGCTGGACGACAAATTATAAATTCGTTATTAACCAATGAACAATTAATACCTACTAATTTCTTATATAGACCTGATGATGCTTATTTTGGAAAAGCATCAGAAGTAAAATATGTACATATATACGGTGTAGATTCTACTGACCTATCACATTATATTAATGCTATACAAAAAAATCACTATAACAGAAAATTAGTATTAGGTGAAATTAAAACTGCTATAGCAAGGGATAGCAATAATGAAATTATATATGAAGTAGTTTATTCGTCTATCATAGATGACTTAATTAACCCAGAAGGGGTAAGTATCCCTATTAAAATACAGTGGCCTAGAAAAATAAGTATGGATCAAGGCCCGTATTACGTTTCCAATGATAACAAATATACTACTGATGAAAGCATTTATACTAGTTATAGTCCGGGATATATCAGAGATTTATATCCGGCTAGTTTAACAAACATGCGAGTAGAACTAACCAATCACTTAGAATATACTGACGATCAAGGTTTATTACCAAGATGGATGACTTCACAGCAGGCAGATGGGAATACTTTAGGATTTGTTCAAGCATGGGTAATAGCATATACTTTACCTGGTAAAAGCGAAATGATAAAATATGTAATAGATAATTATTGGACTCATAGACTAAATGAAATTGATTTCTCTGTTGATAGATTTATAATAGACAAGAGCGCATCCTTTAACTATAATGTTAAATTAGTTAAGCCGAATTGGAATGAATTTCCAGGAGGTTATCCTACACCAGATCCAATGAATGTATACGACATTCCTGTACTATTTCCTAGAAAAACTATTTTACCTAAGAATATAGAGTAATAAATACATAACGGAATAACAAAATGAGCAACATAAACACCAATTCAATTGACACTACCTATCCAGTACCTGGTGTCAACAACAGCACACAGGGTTTTAGAGATAATTTTACCAGCATCAAAACTAATCTAGATACTGCTGGTACTGAGTTAACTGACCTACAATCTAAAGCAGTTGTAAAGTCTGCACTTACAAATTCTACATTGAATAATGATATGGCAAATACTTTGATAAGTAATGCTGCCGTTCAAGGTTTCCGTGCTAAAACTTATAACTTAGGAAGTAATTTACCGAGTACCGTTACTATTGATGTGAGTAAAGGCGACGTTCAGTATGGAACTATCACGCAGAATACAGCAATCTCATTTGGTGGTTGGGCCCCATCAGGTACACAAAGTAATGTTCAATTGATGTTAACTGTGGCTAACAGTAGTGCGTATATTACATTCCCTAGTTCAACTGTAAATGTAGGTGGGAATGTCAGTGCTGGTATGTTACCAAGTGCTAGATTATTAGAAAACTATTATTCAAATGGTACAGTGACTCCTAGTACCACATATACTAACGTAGTTTCAATACCAAATGGAGTAACTAAGTTAACATATAACTTCTCTACCCTAGATTGTGGAACAACATTAGATGTTCAACCCACAAATAGAAATCAAAAAGGAAGTCAGATTCCAGTTAGAGCACCTACAAGTTTGGGATTACCCGGAGATGGGCCTGGTCAAATTTGCACAGACGGTTCGTATCTATATGTGTGCGTAGGTACATATAATGGTTCTTCTACTATTTGGGGCAAAGTGGCACTAACCGCAGTTTAATTTCCATCAATACATTCACATATAAATATGTGAATGCAACATCCTTTCATTAACGATCTAGGTGGTAAGACAATTGAAGAATTGCAAAATACCATTCAGGATTTAACAAAAAAACTAAATTTTGTATATAGGTCTCAGAACGGACCTATGATTCAGCAAATGCTTATGGTTTTAGAAAGCTATAAAGTAGAATATAGCAAACGTATAGATGAAGTCTATAAGAAGCAAAATTTAGGAAACAAAATTAATATTAGCAAAGACAATAAATGACCGCTAGAATTCAAAAAGATTTCCAGTTTGTATCTGGTATGTATTATGAAAATGAATTTTACATGAACATTTATGATATTGATATCAATTGTACTGTAGAGTCCGAATCTATCCAAGAACAAAACATAGCATTGGATAGAATAAAATACTTTATTCATGTAGTATTAGAAAACGCTGTATTTGTTCACGACCAAAATACAGAGATAATAGAACAGTTGAATGATGCAGGTTTGAAGATATGTGTTCTACCAGAAGAACCATACGATCAAATTATTGGTATCATGTTGTTAGTAAAGTTAAATGCTATTACTGAGGGTAGATTGTTAATACATGATATCCAAATCACAAGCAAAATGAGTGATGGTGTAAGTTGCTTACATAGCATTGAAGAAAATACAGGTCCTTTCGGAACTAAAGGTTGGTGGCGTGAAAATAATTTAAAGATAACCAACAAGATGATTAAATCCAAAAAGAAAATTGTTAAGTTAACCAAAACAGTTAGCAACTGGGATGAGATATCATTGAATTGGAAAGACAAGAAAGTTACCTCTGACGCTTCCGAAATATTGTATGCCTCGTTTGAGAAAACGGACAAATAGAGGTTGCATCATACACACAAACGTGTTATAGTTGTGTATGCGAATTGACAAGTACAGTAGACAAATTCTAAATGAAAATGACCTATGTCATATTTTTTTAGCTGACCCTACCATAATCGTTAAAAACGCAATCATAGAATCACCTATTAATAACCCAGAGTTAGATTTGCTATCACCTATAGATATGGTGTTTCCAAATCTAGTCACATACTCTGAGTTAGATATAGATATTGAAACATTTGATACACTAAATCAGAATAACTGGTTTGTACCCGAAGAATACAAAGAGTTAGACATAGCCAAATATGTTTTAGATAAGTGTAAAACAGATGAAGAACTACAACGAACTGGAAGTGAATTAATTCTATTTTTAGAACGTGATATGTTCCCACTATTGCGTTACTGCAAGTATCTAGTGGATACGATGCGTGAACATAATATTGTTTGGGGAGTAGGTAGGGGCAGTAGTGTTAGCAGTTATGTTCTGTATTTGATAGGGATCCACAGAATAAATAGCATACATTATGATTTATCAATAGATGAATTTTTAAAATAGGAGAAAATTATGCCAGCATATAGAACAGCACAGGGCAAAATGGTTGATATGAGCCGTTTAGCCGCAAAGAATGAAAAAGTCAGAGCAGTGGGAAATATGAATGTAAACGCCCGTGGTGACATTGTTGATAGTAACAACCAAGTTATTAAAGACAGTACCAAACGTGTGAAAAACAACTATCAAAAAGCAATTGGTCAGCGACAGCCAAATGCTGTTAATAAGCCAGTGAATATTCCAAAGCCCAGTGCAATAGAAGATTTGACTTCGGAAGAGAAAGAATTATTTGATAACGATGAGGATATTAAAAAGTGAAATTAGCATTTGAAGCACATAAATTTAATAAAGAACAATTTAAGCCTATTAAGGATTATATTGTTGTAACCGATATGCATTTTGACCAGCGTATTACTACAAGTGGTATTATTTTGTTGAATGATGATATGAAGGGTACTGGCATTCGTCCTCGTTGGGCACAGATTTATAAGTTTGGACCAGAGTATGACGGTGATTTGAAAATTGGTCAATATATTTGTATTGCTCACGGTCGCTGGACAAGAGGAATTGATATTGAAGATGAAGAGGGTAAAAAGACGTTGCGTAGAGTTGATTCTAATGATATACTGCTAGTTAGTGACGAACCTATGCAAGACGAATACATTTCAGACAAAGGAGATTAAAATGGCAACGTGGAGTGTTAAACCTGAATGGAAAAAATCAATCATTGAACGTAATTACTTTACAAAAGATGATAACAGAGTAATGATTGAAACTGGCTGGCGCTGGGGAGAATTTACTGTTTATACAGACGATGACAATCCACCAGACATTGAATCCGGAGTAGATATCTACAATTGTGGATACGAGGCTGAACTTGTTGAAACAAGTGACGGATGTTGGGAAGAACACGACATGGATGAGTGTGACGAAGAAACACAAGCATGGCTAGAAGAATTCTTTGAAGAAGGTAATAGCTGGCTTGACTTAGAAGAACATGGTTGGAGTCAGGATGAATGTGAAATGATTATTGATTGTGACCTAATCATTGAAAACGTAGACACTGGGGAAGTAGTTGAAAGTTCTAATGATGCTGAGGCAATAGCAATGCTAGAAAAACCCACTCAGTGGCCATTTGGACCCGAACTTGCGTCCACTATTGAAACAGCCAAATGGCCCTTTGATAAACCAAAAGAAGGTAAAAAGGAAGAAGAATGAATTGGTTAAAACGTAAATTACGCAGTTGGATTTTTGAAGAAGATGTAGTGGAGCAAACAAAATCCAGTCGTTTAATCTCAATTAGAGATAGGGAAATTGAGGGAAATGGTATGAATTTTACTATTATGAGTGCAGTTGGTGGGCATATTATGCAGTATAGTCAGTACGATGAAAAGAATGACAGAAACGACCGTAGATTGCATATCATCACTAGTGACCAAGACTTGGGTCAAAGTATCGCACACATTATAACTTATGAAATGTTACGCAAATGAAGAATCAACTTTGGGTAGAAAAGTATCGCCCTAAAACAGTAGAAGATTATGTTTTTGTTAATGAGAATCAGAAACAGCAAGTAGAGGGTTGGATCAAAGATGGAAGCATTCCTCATCTATTGTTAAGCGGTGACCCGGGTACTGGTAAAACTACTCTTGCAAAAGTACTTATTAATGAACTTGGTATTGAAGAATATGATATTCTAGAAATCAATGCTAGTCGTGAAAATAGTGTTGATGTTGTGCGTGACCGTATTGTAGGATTTGTGCAGACTATGCCTTTTGGCAAGTTTAAAGTTGTATTGCTTGACGAAGCAGATTATTTGACCCCAGCAGGTCAGGCAGCATTGCGTAATGATATGGAAGCATATCATATGACTGCACGATTCATTTTGACTTGTAATTATCAACATAGAATTATCCCTGCACTTAAGAGCAGATGCCATGAATTTCACATCAGTAAAACAGATAAGACTGAATTTACTGCACGTGCGGCTACTGTGTTGGTAACTGAGAATATTGAGTTTGATTTAGATGCATTGGATAACTATGTAAGTGCTACTTATCCAGATTTGCGTAAGTGTTTAAATCAATTACAAGTAAATAGTAGTAGTGGTAAATTAATATCAACTTCTAATCAAACTAACAGTGAAGATGAATTACTAGTAGAAGCAACTTCATTGTTTAAGAGTGGTAAGATTTATGAAGGACGACAGATACTGTTACAATATCTAAGTTTGTATCCTAGCCGACTAGAAGATTTATATCGTTGGATGTACAATAATTTAGAATTGTGGGGCAATACAAATGAGAAACGTGATGCTAGTATTATTGTCATTCGCAATGGTTTGGCTAATTTGAGTTTAGTCGGAATACCTGAGATTAGTTTGGCTGCTACACTAATAGAACTTACAGGATAAAATTATGAGATATATATTAATTACTTACTTGTTCAAAGCAACTGGACAGATTGATGAACAAGTGGAGATTTCAAAAACTATTAAGGATAGGGACCATCAAACCTGTAATGTAATTATGGACTTTGAAGAAAAGAAAGTAGTGAAATGCATAATCCAAGGTAAAAAATTAGATACCGATTGGGAAAGATTGCGTAATTACTTTTACCAAGTTTATCCTGATGCGATTGATCGGATAGAGAAACAATTCAGTGATAATGACGAATAAAAAGGGGCGAATGCCCCTTTTTTTAACTGTACAAGTTTAGTACATGCTCTATTATTTTGTGTCGTTGAACATCTTTTAGTTCAAATTGACATATCTGCAACCCTGGTATCACCCCCTTTCTCAATCGATTTTGTAAGTCTAGTAGCCCATTGTCGGCTGTTTTTCTATCGGCTTGTTCAATGTCGCCAGTAATTACAATCTTACTACCAACGCCGATTCTAGTCATAATCATCTTGAGTTGACCAGGTGTTGCATTTTGCGCTTCATCCAATACGATATAGCTATTTTTAAAGTTTCGACCTCGACAGAATGCTAGGGGTGCAATTTCGACTATCTGTTCTTCTAGCATGTGGGCGATTTCCCTTACCGTATAATACTCACGTAAAACATCTAACAAAGGTCTAGTCCACGGCTCCATTTTTTGATTTAGATCGCCGGGCAAGAATCCATGTTTTTCATCTTCAACACCTACAGCTGGTCTTGTAAGAATAATACGGTCAACCTCTCCTGCTTTTAGTGCTTTGATAGCAGCCAGCATTGCTAGATAAGTTTTACCTGTACCCGCTGGACCACCAACCACAACAATATCTGTATTTTGGTCAAGTAGTGCGAGTATGTATTTTTCTTGATTAACTGATTTTGGTATTAATTGAATTGGTCTTTTGTCCAATTTAATACGACTTTGGTCGAAGTTGATTGTTTTATTTTCCTTTACATAAAATGTGTGTGAATCGTGTTTTTTGCTGTGTGAGTATCTTGTGTCTTGTTCCTGATTGCGTAAAGCGCCTGTCTTTCTTTTGCTCAAAATATTCTCCTTTGTAGAGCATGAGTTCTCATAAAACTCAATGTTATTTAAAGGCAATGGCCAGCGTCATAGTATGATAGTCTTTACTGAAAGTTTTTTGATAAATATTAGGCTAATCTTAAAAATTTAAATGCTTACACAAATAGCATTATGTGATAAATACAACTATGAGCAAATTAAAAGCAGACGAATTCTTTGACGATATCAATTTTGAGAGTATCGTCAGTACCATTAAGGGCATCTACACTAGTGATGGATCAATGAGCACCTTGCTTGATTTTGAACGAGTTTTGGATGAAAGCGACTTATATGCATACCGTAATTGGGAATTGGGTGAATTAGTTGCTGGCCCTAATGTTAAAAGGTATAGTGTTGATTGTACCTTTATGTATCCACTAAAACTTATGCCCGATCCAAGGGGTGCTAAAAGATTGTTATCTGTAGGGTGCAACATCAAATTCAAAAAGACAAAAATCAAAGTTCCTATTGAGATTAAAAATCCAAGTGACTTTAAGCCCGGAACTCATTATCCTAAGATGATAGAACGTGAAATTTGGCTTATCCGCATTGAAATGCCAAAAGACTTGATGAATGACATTCGTGAGGGAAGTATTGATTTAGCTGGTCAAAACATTGACTTGGATGAATTAGATTCAGCATACGAAAATGATTTAGATACTGAAGGTAGTGAAACTGAAGATAGTCAAACTCAAGGGGCCGGCCCAGATCTGGGCGCTATGGGAGGGTTACCTCCAGCACCCGGACAAGCACCGGCAATGGGAGGCATGTAATGTCTAAGATTCTTAATGAAGGTTTTGATTACCATGATTTAGTAGATCAGATAGTACCAGAAATAACAGTTGATGAATATGCCGCTAAAATGGGCGATGATGACGAAATTGTTACATTAGCATTTACTGTTAAAGGTCGTCAAGTTGGAGAAGATTTAGTTGATTGGTTTGAAAGAGGATATGATTGGGTATTGGATTCACAAGTAAGTGACGGAGAAATAAGTTCCGGCAAATATTTAGTATTTGTAGAAATGGACAGAAGAACATCTGTACCTGAAAGAATTTGTGAATTAATTGATGATATGGCAACATTAACTGATTTGCCATTAAAAGAATGGACAGTCAATTACGAAGATAATCAATATGATTGTGATGCTTCACAGTTGAAATCTGTTATGATATTGAGTCCACATGAATATCGTAAAACAAAAGAAACAGATTTAAATGAGATGCGTAATTTATCTGGTATGAATCAGAAAAAGATTTATAGTCAGCCAGATAGTATATTAAAAGATTTTATAGCAAAGGCAGGATTATAATATGGCTACATTACTAGCAAAAAAAGCAGGACAAGAAGTTCCTATTGCAACCGATGATGAACACCATGATGCATTAGCAACTGATCCTAATATAAATCAATTCCCTCAGGGTAGTTCATTCGGAGAAACCAATGCAACAGCCAGCACAACAACCAGCGCTTCAACATTTGGCGCGCCTGCGTCAACAGGATTCGGTACCACCAGCCCAGGTTTTGGTGCAGTACCCCCAGTCACAAATAGTTTTGGATCACAACCATTGGGAGGCGGAAGTGGAAGTAGCTTTGGAGCTGGAGCAGCACCATCTAGCCCAACACCTAACCTCACCGCAGGAGCAGAAGCCGCTGTAAAGGGTGGGGCAGAATCAACTGTAGCATTAGATCAAGGTTCTACAGATTGGATCAATAAGAAAATGCGCCCAATGATGGGTTGGATCTATATGTTGACATGCACTTGTGACTTTGTTATATTCCCTGTTCTATGGAGTTTATTACAAGCACTGAGTAAGGGTCAAGTTACAAGTCAATGGCAACCATTAACATTGCAAGGCGCTGGTTTGTACCATATTGCAATGGGTGCAGTTCTAGGTATCGCCGCATACGGTCGTACAAAAGAAAAAGTAGCCGGAGTAGCTTCATAAATATTGACTTAGCACATTTAACGTGCTATAATCAATATTATGGACCACTACTCAACATTGGGCGTTGCTAAAAACGCCACCCCAGATGACATTAAAAAAGCATACAGACGAATGGCAGGAATTCACCATCCTGACAAAGGTGGAGACACTGCCGAATTTCAAAAAATTCAGCAGGCTTATGAAACATTAAGCGATCCTGGAAAAAAACAACAATATGATAATCCAAATCCTTTTGGACCCGGAGGTGGTATGCCTGGAGGATTCCCCGGAGGATTTCAGTTTCATATGAATGGTTTCAATATGAACGATATCTTTGGTCAGATGTTTGGTCAACAACATAGAAACATGAGACCAAACTATAGAACCACAGTTCAAGTTACATTGGAACAAGTATATACCGGCGGTGAGCAAGTATTACAATTCAACTCTCCGCAAGGACCTGAAATCATTAAGATTCAGATACCCGTAGGGGTAGACGATGGTGCAACAATGCGCTATGATAATCTTATTAAAGATGGAATTCTTCTAGTAGAATTTAGAGTAATGCCTCATAACAGATTTGAAAGAGAAGGTCCGCATCTATATTCAGTACATGAAATTGATATCTTTGATTTGATTGTAGGTTCTTCATTTAAGTTTCATACTGTTTCGGGTAAACTATTAGATGTTACCGTCCCAGAAAAATCACAGCCTGGAAGCAAATTACGTTTGGCTAAAGAAGGATTACCATTCAATGGATCATTTGGTGACCAATACATCTTGCTTAAACCCTTTATCCCTGATACAATAGACAGTCATATAACTGACAGCATTTTGCAATATAAACGCAAGTAAATACCATTAAAAGGAAACAATATGAACAGTCCTGAAATTGAGGTTATCATTGAACAAGCCGTTAATTTGGCTAAAGCACGTAGCCATGAATATTGCACAATAGAACATCTATTACTATCATTAGTAACTCATGCACCATTTAAAAAGTGTTTAGATAATTATGGTGTTGATACTGAAACAATGACCAAAGAACTAGTCAACTATGTTGATAATCTACGAGCAATTGAACAGAAAAATATTACGGGGATAGAGATTCAACCACGTAAAACTAATGCATTAGAACGTGTAATGAATCGTAGTATCACTCAGGTACTATTTACAGGAAGAAAAGTTGTAACTACTATTGACTTGTATCTAAGTATCAGTGCAGAAACAAATAGCCATGCACATTATTTCTTGTTAAAATATGGTTTAACTAAAAATGAGTTTGTACCATATTGGCAGAAACATTATAAAAATAGCGACACACCAGCTAAATTGACTGATAGCCAAGCTAACGAAATCTTGGATGAGTACACTATCAATCTAAGCGAATTAGCACGTACTGGTAAATTAGACCCATTGATCGGTCGTAGTTCAGAATTGAATGACATTATCAATGTACTAGCTAAACGATTCAAGTCAAATGTATTGATGGTTGGTGATCCTGGTGTAGGTAAAACAGCAATTGCTGAAGGACTTGCACAGCAAATTTCAGACGGTAATGTTCCCGAGTTCTTGTTAGACCATGAAGTATACAGTATTGAAGTTGGCAATTTACTTGCCGGTAGCAAGTATCGGGGAGACTTTGAAGAAAAAATCAAAGCAGTACTAGAAGCACTGGTAGCTAAGAAGAAAGCAATATTGTTTATTGACGAAGCACATACTATGAAGGGTTCAGGAAGTGCTAGTAACGGCTCAGTAGACTTTGCCAACATGATTAAACCAGCGATTACTAAGGGTAATCTAAAAGTTATTGCTAGCACAACTTGGGAAGAATACTACGAGAGTTTTGAGAAAGATCGTGCGTTGATGCGCAGGTTCTATAGGGTCAGTATTGATGAACCTTCAACTGAAAGCACAATCAAAATCTTAACTGGATTGAGTGTTAGGCTTAATGAATTTCATAATGTAAACATTACTGATGATGCAATCACTGCCGCAGTAGAAAGTGCTACACGTTATATTCATGACCGTAAAAATCCAGACAAGTCAATTGATTTGTTAGATGCGGCATGTGCTAAACAACGTGTGTTGGAAAACAAGGGTGCAGATATTACTAAAGAATTGATTTACGAGCAAGTAGAACGAATTGCTGGTGTGCCCGCAGATAAACTCAAAGATGATAACTATGATAGAATTCATGCTTTGGAGAGTAATATCAAAGATAGATTATACGGACAAGAGGAAACAGTAGATAAAGTACTTGAGCGTATATATGTAAGTTTTGCAGGTATTGGAACTCAAACTAAGCCAATGGCAAGTTTCTTATTCTTAGGCCCAACTGGTACTGGTAAAACAGAATTGGCTCGACTATTAAGCAAGAATCTTGATATGACATTATTGAAATATGATATGAGTGAGTACTCAGAGAAGTTCAATGTGTCAGCATTGTTGGGCGCACCCCCTGGATATGTAGGATTCGGTGAGGGTAGTTTGGGTGGTGGTAAACTTATCAATGACCTAAGTAAGAACCCGCATAGTATTCTACTATTTGATGAAGTAGAAAAAGCACACCCAGATATCTTTAACATCTTCTTGCAATTACTTGATGATGGTCGTGTTACTGGTACCAATGGCAAAGAAGTTAATGCTAAAAACTGTATCATTATTATGACCAGTAACTTGGGAGCAAGTGATAGTGAGCGTAATCAGATAGGCTTTGGTAATCAAGAACGTACCGGAGAAGATGATAAAGCACTTAAAGATTTCTTCAAGCCTGAATTCAGGAATCGCATTGACTTGATTTGTAAGTTTGGTAAACTAGATATGCTAGCAATCAAAAAAATCGTTATTAAATTTACCGATGACTTGAAGAAATCATTAAAAGATACACACGACATTAGCTTACAATTAAGCGAACCTGTTGTAGAATATCTAGCTGAAAAGGGATATGATAGTAAAATGGGTGCTAGACCATTAGCACGAAAGATTGATTCATTGATTAGAGTACCGTTGAGTAAGAAAATCATATTTGAAAAGATTAAGAATAGCGTAATTTTTACACGAATTGAGAATGACGAAATTGTTTTTGATGTACAACCTAAATTAACAGCAGAGGTAGGGGAAGATGGGATTATTAAAGTTAACACCGATCCGCAATGATGGCGTAGGCTACATTGATAATCGCGGTAGTCTGTATTACGGCAAATATAATTATAGGGCTAGGATTTATTGTGAGGGTATAACAATGTGCTGGTTTGTGAAATCAGCGCATAACATTGACGAATACCTTTCTAATAGAAATACTAGATGGAAAAATGCTAATATAGAAAGTATTAAGAAATTTTTAGATTGGAAAAGTTCTTTGCCTATTGGTAAAGATCGCACACATACAATACGTATGGAAGGTAATATTGCATCTGTATTTTCTAATGATTTAGATTTTTTAAAGCAGGTAGAAAATTTTGATTGCGAGTTTGACTATACCGAAGTTGACACTGAGGTACCTAAGGGTACTAAGTATTTTGTTAAAGAACCCACTCACAAATATAGGATCTATTTAAAATCTAAAAGAGTTGATGATAAATTTAAAGATGATTTATATAAATTTATAGATAGATATAAAGATACTGAAACTGTGATTGTTCCCAGTAATGCACTAAATAACTGGTTACTAGGTAAATCTAAACAATATTACTGGTATGGCCCCTATTGTTCTAGTCATTATTTTATTGATTATAACGATGATTCTATCACTACTTTGATTAGTATTATGTTTGGGGATATGGTTAAGAGTAGATTTAAACTAGAGAAACGCCCAGAACAATGATAAATACTCTATTAATGGAGTATTTTCATGGCAAAAATTGTAGAAGATGTATTAGTCATCAAATTCAGCAAGATTGTTAAGGATAGTGAGGGAGATAGTTCTCCCATTGCTGGTTCTGACGTTCATCAAGCACTAGAACAAGTAGCCCAAGAATTAGTAGGGGATTCTGTAGTTGTAGAGGTTGTGAAACCATAATGGCACAATCTACTACATTGCAATTATTGGGGCAAACAGCATATAACGCTGGATCTCCTAATCCGGTTGTTAGGGGCATTAAACAGCCCGCCGCTGCTTATTATTTAGGCAACGCAGATTTGCAGACAGTTACATGGAGTTTGAGTGGTGTAACTGGTACTATTATTATACAAGCAACATTGTTGACCGCGCCTAATGAAGCTACGGACAGTGATTGGTTCACAGTTTATCTTAATTCTGTAGAAGCATTAAGTGAAAACGGATATACAAATATCACAGGAAATTATGTTTGGCTACGTGCTAAACTTAATAACTTTAGTGCTGGTGTAGTGCAAAATATCAAGGTAAGTTATTAATGCAGACTATTGCCATTTATCCTGGTAGATTTCATCCTTTTCATAAAGGACATGCTGCCAGCTTTAAGCAATTAGCAGATACATTTGGTATTAATAATACCTACCTTGCTTTAAGTCAAAAACAAGAATTACCAAAGAACCCATTTAGTGCAGAGGATCGTGCTAAAATGGCTATGGCATTAGGCATTCCTAGAAAGAATATTATCAGTGTAGCTAATCCCTACGGTAAAGAAGAATACGCAGAGCGATTTCGCAAAGCAGGCATAGACCCGGACCAAACTATCATGGTGTTTGGTGTAAGTAAAAAGGATATGGAAGGTGTACCGGAGTTAAACATTCCACCTGATCCTAGATTTACATTTAAACCAACTAAAAGTGGGCAACCTAGTTATCTGCAAAAATATGTCAAAGGTCCATTAGAACCAATGACTAAACATGCATACGTTGTAAGCACTGATGTAGCAGAGTTTCCCATAGCAGGCAAACCAATTCGTGATGCTAGTGCAATACGAGCAAGCTATGCCAAGGGTGATGAAGAACTAAGAAATAGAATATTAACTGATTTGTATGGTAAGGCTGCTGGATTAATCAAACCTGTCTTTGATAAGAATCTACAACTAAGCGAAAGTGCTAAAGCAATCATACATAAGTTACGTCCACTATTGCATGAAGCAACTACTGAACAAAAGATTCGTATACTACAATTAATCAAAGAAGCAACATCATTAAAAACTAAAAAGATAGATGAAGCTGAGGCTAAGATACATTTTTCTGATCCATCTGAAAGAGTAAATTTATACTTTGTTAATCAAAAATTAGCACGTGAGGGCAAAAGAGCCAACATTGCTAATAGTATACCATACAAGACAGTACCGGCATTAATTGATTTTATGATTAAAAAATATTATCCAGAATTTAATAAGCCGAAAGAAAAATTCAGTAGAAATGATATGGAATTGTATAATCGTATACATTCTTATTTTGAAGTAACAACAACTAATCAACCTGTAAAAGAAGATATAGATATTACTGCCGACTACTTAGAAGAAAAATAATTCGGCTTGGCCCTCAAGTTGTAAATATTACTATCATTTAAGAGGACCATATGGCAACAAAGAAACCAACTACAAAAGCTACCGCAAAGGCAGCAACAAAAGAAGCAAAAACTGTACCCGTCGAAAAGGTTCAGGAAATAGCTGACCAAGCACAACAACCCGCACAGCAAGCCCCGCAACCGGGTCAAGTGCAAGTAGATGTAGATTATCTACGTACTACCCGTGTACACATCGCAATGCCCTGCTATGGTGGCATGTTGACTGAGAGTACATTCATGTCATTTATTAAGTGGGCAAATACAGCCCGTCAACTTGGTATTGACTGGACATTGGAAACAATGGTTAATGAAAGTCTTATCAGTCGTGCCCGTAATACACTAACTGCTAAGTTCTTAGATCAAAAAGAATCAACACACTTGTTCTTTGTTGACGCAGATATTGGTTGGGAGCCATGGCACTTGCTAGTATTGTTGAATCGTAACGTTGATGTTATCGGTGGACTATATCCAATGAAGACTATGCCGATCAAGTGGGTAGTCAATGGATTTGAGGGTGCAGAAGAAGGCCCAGATGGATTCCAAGAAGTAAGTAAAGCAGGTACAGGATTCTTGTTGATGAAGCGTCATGTATTTGATAAACTTAAATCTCATCCAGCAGTTAAGCCGTATAAGAATGATATCGGACTTGACCCCAAGTTTGACCAACACTTGAAAACATACTTTGACACAGCAGTGCGTCAAGGTCGTTACTACAGCGAAGACTGGACATTCTGTGAAAACTGGCGTGATATCGGCGGTAAGGTATATGTTGACAAGCGTGTATTGTTACGCCACAGTGGTAGTTATGTATTCTGTATGGAAAATCAGGACAACTTGTTGAACACAATTGGTCCTATGTACATTGAAGAATTGAAGAAGAAGCAAGCACTAGAAGCACAACAAGCACAGGCTCCAGCTGTAGAGCAACCTAGTGTTCCTGCTGTAGCTGCTCCAGTAGATGCTACTCCAAAGAAAGCTACTGCTAAAAAAGCTGCTAGCAAGAAAATTTAAACTTTAAAATTTAAACTAACCTTAAAGGGCTGTCATTGACAGCCTTTTTTCATAAATACATTATGGACCTTAAAGAATTACACGATTTCAAGCTAAGTGACGCATTATACTTTCATACCGATTTAAATCAAGCTATATTTGACGGTGATCATATGAATGACGAAGTTCGCCAACAATTACTAATTATAGCTGACGATTTCATAGAACATCTGGGAATAGACGATTTAGACGTTAAGGATATAACATTATCTGGAAGCAACGCAGCCTATTCGTATACTAAACACAGCGATATAGACCTACATATTTTAGTTGATATGACTGGTTTTACTGACGATGACGTATACCGTGAGTTATTTGACGCTAAAAAGATAGTATATAATGACCAACATGATATAGTAATTAACGGGTATGAAGTAGAATTATATGTACAGGATGCAAATGAACCTGTAATAAGTTTGGGTGAGTATAGTATATTAAACAATAAATGGATTAAATTACCTAGAAAGCGTAAAGCTAACCTTGACCAAGTAGCAGCCAAAGCAAAATTTAAGAAAATAGCCAAACTAGCAGAATTTGCCCTACGTTCTAATAGTTATGAAAAGATACAGGGCGTATTGAAAACTATTAAGAAATATCGCCAAGCTGGATTAGATTTAAATGGTGAGTTTGGACCAGAGAATTTAGCATTCAAAGCATTGCGTACACAGGGTATTATTAAAAGACTATATGAAAAACTAGATGAGTTACATAGTGAAAGACTAAGTTTACCTGAAAATAAAGTAATTAGAAAAGTAAAAAGAAATGATTTAGCAGATAGTTTGGCTAATGAGTTTACTAGATTTAAAACTGAAGAAGATTACGATCCAAATGGACCTCCTCCTGGTCCAGAGACTAAACCAACTATGCCTGCAGGTACAGTCAAAGTAGATGTTAGCGATGTGTATGATTGGTATAAGTTAGGTCAACATATCAGTAATCTTAAAGGATTAGGTAAACATGACTTTGGTAAGGGACCTCCTAGCACTATTATGGCGTTTGGCAGTGAAGAAGAAGAACATAAGTATATTGATGCTTTAAAGAAGACTGGATTAACAACAACAGATATTGATCCAGTTGATCCAAATCAACCTAAAAGTATACCTCGTCAGAAGACCGATCCTACATATAATGTAAATGAAGTATTTGACCAACCTTACAAAACCAAATCAGAAAAGAGTGAGTATGGCGATGTTGATATGTTGGCCAAACTACCAGATGGATCAAATTTAAGCATCATGTTCAGCCGAGCAGATATTGTAGATGAGATCTGGGGTGTTGAGTTTTACAGAAACAACAGTCAAGAAGTAACTGGTGAGGGCGATGCTCAAAGAATCTTTGCTACTGTATTAGCAGCCATACAAAAATTTATTAAGAAATATCAACCACAAACGTTATTTTTTACGGCCAGCAAAAAACCCGAAGCTGATATGGTTCAGTACGGTGCCAATGCGAATCCTGAAAGCCGTGCCAATTTGTACGACAGACTAGTTCAGCGTTATGCCAAAGAGTTAGGATATAGAGCGTTCCGTGCTGATACCGGCACGATAGTACGATACGAACTGAGTAAGATAAATCAAGAAGTTACGGAAGAGCCTTTAGAAGAATTAGCTAATTCCAGTCTTAAAGTTAAAGAACCAAAAGACCTTGTAAACACCAATGACCGTAAACAAGTTACCTACAAAGTTATGAAGTTTAAGTCTGGTAAAAACAAATTCTTAATAAACTTCACCGTAAAGGGTGCTCCTGCTTTTGGTAAAAAGTCGAACTGGAATGCAGTGAATGTAGCATTTGGTGTAAGAGAAGAACAAGACGATTATAGTTTTGGGGATGAGATGAACACAGATTTAACTGCTAAAAATAAAAATCAATTCTTAATCTATTCCACTGTAATCAATGCTATTCGTAAATTTATCACTGAATACAACACTGAGATTGATGAAATTATTATTCAGGGTGCAGGAAAAAGACAATTAATGATGTATCAACGTTTCTTCCGAGTAGCACCTAAATACTTCCCAGGATGGCACTACAATGGCGAACATAGTCTTGTGCGTGATATACCAAGACAACAAGTAAAAAAAGAAGATGTTTCGGAAGCATCAGGCTATATCCCAAGTGAAAAAGAAAAGAACGACCCAAGATTTAAAACTGCATTAACAGTAGATGTTAAACCAGATACAATTAAGAAGAATGCAAAAGCATTTAATTTTAAAGTAAGTAGGGCAGGAATTCCTCCCTTGTTGAGAAAATAAGGAAATATATGGCAACGGATCCAAGAACAATAATAGACCCAAATCAAGATCCAGGTTTATCACCTCAACCAAATAACACATTAACCTCCAATGTGGCTGATTATGATACAAGAGAGAAAAAGACAGTAATCATTGATTACACGGATCCTCCTTTATACGGAACTCCTGAGTTACAGATATTCAACGATCCTGGTGGTTCCAACGGACAAGTACAATTCAACAAAGGTAATAGATTTGGTGGCGATAATAATTTAGTTTGGAATGCTAAAATAAGAACACTTAGCGTATTAGGCAATATACGAGTAAGCGGCGAGATTTTAGGTAGACTTACAACAAACACAACTAAGTTAAAAATTACAGGTGGTAATATAGGAGATGTATTAACTACTGATGGTCTTGGTAATATATCGTGGACTGATATTAATTTAAATTATGGCAACACTAATGTTGCTAATTACTTGCCTACCTATACAGGTAATGTAAATGGCAGCAATTTAATAATATCAAACACCGCTTACATTTATAATATTAGTAGTACTGGATTAACATCATTGACAACTGCTAATGTTAGTGGTAATTTAACTGCTAATGCAATTTACACTGATAATTATTTTTATGCAAATGGTAGTGTTGTGCCTATAGGTGTGGCTGGGAACAGTTTAGTTAACGGTAACAATTCATTTGCACTAGATATTGACGGCAATGTTGTATTTGAAGGGAATGTAGCAGGCGCAGGTGTTAATCGTGGTCTAGTATGGGATTATGGTGCTAATGTCAACGGTGTGAACAGTCAAGTTCGCCAAGACAATGATGGCATAACCGTTCGTGCTTGGACTGAAGATTCAGGTAATTATGCCGCTCCAGTTAACATAGTCACCAATCAAGATGCAAACACAAAACAATGGATATTTGACGGCAACGGTAATTTAACATTACCCGGTAACTTAATAGTACCAGAAGGTAATATTGAATCAGCTACTATTAGCCCAGCGTTTAGTTCAGCAATAACAGGTATCACCACTGGCAATGCTACAGTAATTGTCACTCTAGCAGATTTGGTGTTTGGAGATCCATTCTCAGGAACAGTAACAATCTCAGGGGTGACTGGCACAACAGAAGCTAACGGTGTTTGGGGTTACCAAGCAACAGAACTAAATGAATTTCAACTTTATACAGATGCTACATTAACAACACCAGTAGATGGCACAACTTGGACTGCTTATGTTAGTGGCGGCAATGCTGTAGGGGTTGGTACATATACTGACTTAACTATTCAAGGCGGCAATGTTTCTATCAGTAGTAATGACAACACTTGGGAATTTGGTAATGATGGTAACTTGACATTACCCGCGGGTGGTACTATTGCAGAAGGTGGTGGACTTACTGGTGCTATAAAACTCACACCTGCTGGCGGTGCTAATGATAACCAAGCGTTATTGATTTATCCCACAGGCACCGCTGAAGGTGATCACATACACTTAACCGCAGGCGGCGGACCAACTGAACTGTATCTCGGCAGTGATTATCAATATGTTAAATTAGTCAATGGTGGCAATGTAGAAGTACAAGCATCCCAACCAACTTCCCCGTATGACACAGCAACTTGGACCTTTGGAACAGATGGCAGATTGATCAATCTAGAAGGGTTAACCTTAACAGCTGGCGGACAATTTAATATTTGTACCATACTCACTGGCGGCAGTGGATATGATACTGGAAGTGCTTTGAAGGCAACCACTGGTGGTTCAGGCACAGGAATGACAGTGGGCATAGGCTATGGATTGAGTAACCAATTAACAAATGCCGATGTAGTAGATCCGGGCACAGGATATGTTGATGGTGATGTTATTACCGTGTCTGGAGGCACCGGTGGCACATTTGTTATCACCCAATACAATGAACAAGCCAATCAAGGCAACAACAACTTTATTGAATCCAACTGGGTATTTGACATAGATGGTAATTTAACATTACCAGGTAACACATTTGCTGTTAACTATGCTAACGGAACTCAAGTATCAATTGGTGGAGGCAGTAATACAGGTAATGTTACATTTGACGATAATATTGTTATAGGTACTAGCAACTTAAAGTTACAACCTGATTCTACTAATAGTAGTGCTTATTTAGATATCTATCTAACCGGTGGCCCAGACATTCATATTGCTGGAAACGGCGAAACTGTAATTCTTGGAACTGATGACTTTGCTAATGTCACTGTCAATGTTGATGGCAATGTGTCTATACAATCCGGTAATGCTAGTGGCACACATACTTGGAACTTTGGCACAGATGGTAATTTAACATTACCAGGTGACATATTTGCAGTTAATTATTCTAACGGCACACAAGTATCATTAGGAGGCAGCTATAGTAATGCTGACGTTGCTAACTATCTTCCAACTTACACAGGTAATGTTTCTGCAAATTACTTTATTGGTGATGGTAGTCAATTGACAGGATTACCAGCCCCAGTAGTTACACAAGATATCACCTCTACCGGTGCTATGAGCATAATGACATATGATGGCACTATAAAATATGTAAACTATGCTACCGTTGAACCATCCACAGGTAATATTACCGGCAACTATTTCATTGGTAATGGTAGTGTATTAACATCTATAACCGGCGGTAATGTAAGTGGTCAAGTTGGTAATGCATTGATAGCAGGTACTGTCTATACAAATGCTCAACCAAATATCACATCATTGGGTGCATTAAGTAGCTTAACAATAACTGCTAATATTACTAGTGGTAATGCTGATTTAGGTAACTTAGTAACAGCAAACTACTTTACTGGTAATGGATCGCTGTTAACTGGAATAACAGCAGGTACTAGTTATGCAAATAGTAATGTAGCAACATTCTTAGCAAGTTTTGGTAGTAATACAATCAGTACGACAGGTAATGTTAGTGCAGGTAATTTTATAGGTACTCTTGCTAACGGTAATAGTAATATAACTATTGCTGTGGCAGCAGGTAATGTAGTTACTAACGTTAACGGATCAACAATATTAACAACATATTCAGGTGGTATTAAAGTTGGTGGCAGTGGTATATTACAAAGCCCGGGCGGCGCAGGGTCTATTACATTAAATAACAACGGTGCTAACATTCCAACTGCTAATATCACTACTCAGTTGAATGTTACCGGTGCTAGTGGTGCAAACATATTAGGAACTACAAATACTGGTATTGGAGCATTGAACGTTGGTGTAACTACAACACCATTAGCAAATACAGTAACAAGTTTTAATAGTAACGTAAATTACTATACTCAAGTTACATTACAAAATAAGAGTACTGGTACTGACGCCACTGCTGATTTTGTAATAACTGCTGATAATGGTAGTGACACAGTAAACTACGCTGACTTTGGTATTATCAATAGCGGTTACGATGCTAACACACCTACGAACAGTTTAGGTAATATTGTGTATGCGGCTGACACATACATATATGCTCAAGGTAATGCTAGTGCTACCGGACAGTCAGGCGGTAACTTAGCAATTGGTACAACGGTTGCTAGTAAGACAGTTAAGATTTTTGCAGGTGGGGTAACATCAAGTAATATTGTTGCTACATTTGCTAATACTGGGCTTGCAGTTACTGGTAATGTCACCGCAACGAATTTTAGTGGTAATATTTCTATCACAGGTAATGTAATAGGAACTAGTCCAAATGTTTCATTGGTTGCAGGCAGTTATACAATGACTTTTGACAACACTGGTATCTTAACCTTACCAAGAATGGGCGGTGATGAAGGTGGTGAGATTAATTTAGGCATTCCTGCATCCAATACTACACTATCAACTCGGGTAGTTCTTGATGTTTACCAAGATAGATTGAGATTCTTTGACGGCAGTACCAAAGGTGCTTATATTGATTTGAGTCAAGCCAGCTCAGGTGTTGGAACCTTGCTTAACAATCGTGTCAGCGGATTAGTTAATGCCGGTACTTTTGTAACCATGGATCTTATCAAAGCCACAGTCACATCAAGCGGTAATCGTGGATTAAGTTTAGCAACAACAACCGGAACAGTTGCATACAGTATAGGTGGTACTTATGGTATGGCAACACCCGCTAGTGGCGGCAGTGCTGGTACAGGAACATTGACAACAACTGCTACTGCCTCAATATTTAATTGGGGCTTCACCAGTACCGGTGATACATCAACTTATATCTTAACTGATACTACAAATAGTAGGGCCTATCGTATCACACTACAAATAGGCGCTAGTTTCAACAACAACATGATTTCAATTGAGAGATTAATCTAATGATTATACAAGGTGTAACTTTACAAGGTCTAACAGTATATGACAATTCGTTTAATAGTAACGGTGCGTTGTTGTATGTAGATGCTGGCAACACTGCCAGCTATCCTGGCACAGGAACAGCCTGGACTGGTTTATCAGACAATGCTAGTAATGCTACATTAGTAAATAGCCCTACCTTCACCAGTGCTGGCGCCGCCAGTTATTTTACTTTTAGTGGTACAGGTGCACAGTATGCTTCAACAACAGCAAGTAAGTTTAATGTTGCCTACACTGGTAAAACTGTTATAGTGGCCGCAAGAATGGCTAACAGTTCTTTTTCAACCGGCACATACCGTTGCTTGTTTGGCACCAATGGTGGCACTAGAAATTTTAATACCTATATGTACTTTGATGGATCAAACTTTAAACTACATTACAGTGCCAATGGCGTTGGAGGTTTTAGCAACAATCTATCAATAGCATATATGCAGTGGCTTGTTATCGCAATTACGCATACCACCGGCGGACTAGTAACTTATTATCTCAACGGACAACCTGTGGGAACTAACACTGGTGTAACATTTGCTCAATATAGCGCCAACAGTGGAGAATATGTAGCTTTAGGTGACAACTACTGGTACGGAGACATTGGTATGACTGCTGTATATGGACGGGCACTATCTGCGGATGAAATAACACAAAACTATAATGCATTATCTCTTAAATATTTCAGTGTAACTACTAATTTAGTCGCTTATTACAATCCTGATTTAACTACAAGTTATCCGGGAACAGGAACAACATTGTTTGATATTTCCGGCAACGGATTAAATGGTACAATGAGCAACATCACTTATACTGATCCGTACTTTACATATAATGGAACAAGTAGTCAGGTTAATATTCCGGATAATGCATTATTAGAACCTGGATCTGGAAGTTGGACTATGGAAGCCTGGGCTTATCTTAGTAACACAGGTGGAGGAACCAAAACTATTCTAGGTAAATTTGATCCCGGAGGTGGCTCACAAGATGTGTCATATTCAATACGTATAGCTACAGCCACCGCGTTCGCTCAGATGGGTGATGGTCTAGGTAACTACGTCAACAGTACAAGTTACACAATGTCGCTTAATACTTGGGTACATATTGTGTATGTTTGGACAAACGGTGCCACTAAAACACTAGTAACTTACATTAACGGTTCTAGCATAGGTTCGGTGTCACATACCCTATCTAGCCTATTAAATACACCATCTAACTTGTATCTAGGCAGTTACAACAATGGAGAATATAGTCAGTATTTTACCGGCCGTATAGGTATAACAAGATTGTACAATGCCGCACTAACCGCTAACCAAGTACTACAGAACTTTAACGCTAACAGGTCAACATACGGTCTATAAGATTATAATAAATATAACCAATTAATTTACTATAAATAACAATAAATTTTATAAGTTATTTTAAATGATTAAACATAGACCAAAAGATACCAGAAAACATATGAATGTTGGATGGTTTGAAACATATCGTTCATTTAGCAATAACAGTTACTGGGATACAAACTATATCAATTACTCTATATTAGAAGTAATCAATGATGATAGAGTTCAACCAAGACATTTTGTACCCGTACATCAACACATGGATATGGAGATACTGGGCTATGTAATTAATGGTCCATGCTATCATAACGACAACTTACGCAATATACTACAAGTACCGACAGGCTCAGTTCAACATATGACAGCTGGGTCTGGTATTTGGCATATTGAGGGTAATAATTCAGATAAACCTATTCGTTATTTGCAGATATGGTTGCGCCCCAATAAAATGGGAATACCCCCTAAATATGATGGATATCAGTTTACTAGAGAAGATAAATTAAACAAGTTTGCAAATATTGCTAGTCAAAAAGGTAGTCCAGTTACTATACAAAGTGATGCTATAGTAAAAGCTGGTATTTTTACAGAATCGTATACTGAAAATCTAGACCCCACTTGTAAATATTACTTGTATATAATTACAGGTAAAGCTACTATCAATGGGAATGAATCAGTTGAGGGTGATGGATATATGTTTGAGCAAGAAAACATGTTAGAAATAACTAGCCCTGATGATTCAGAAATGATACTTTTTAATTTACCTTGACAACTATCCAAAAACGATAAATACATAATATATGGAATTTGTATTATGAAAATATCCTCTCTTTTTGAAATGACAACGACAGTTAGCAGTCCTTCAGGACTACAGAGTCAACAAGCACCTAAATTTGGTCGTGATCCAAACGTGTTAGAAGATGAAAAGATTGAAGAAACTACTTCAGGTTCTATTGCTACAGTAGCACAGCCCATGGGAAGTATGCAACGTAGGGGTAAAGGTAGTATGTTTCAAGGCATCAGTTCTAGCGAAAAGTTTCCAAACAGCAGAAAAGCTGGTATTAAAGAAGAAGCAATAAGCGAAGATGATATCAGCGAAGAACAATTACTAGCAAAATCAAAAAGAAAAGAATTCTTTAACAAATCAAAAGCCCGTGACATAGGTAATAGACCAGAAGACCGTGATATCATGGCAAAAGAAGAATTCGACGGCGGCGGTGAATACAATGATGAAGTAGACATGGTGCAAAATAATCTACATACTATTGTTAGAGTATCAGGTCATTTGGGCAACGAATTACAAGCAGATGAAAATTTACCAGAATGGGTACAAGAGAAAATTGCAGTAGCCAAATCTATTATGGTTACTGTCATGGATTATATGATTAGTCAGCATGAACGTGGCAATGTCTATACGATAGATGAAAATACTGGTTCAAAGAGAGATGAATACACTCAGGAAGCAAACGCATTAAAAGCATGGTTGGCTCAGAACAGTCATGACCAATATGCAGACCACTATGGTTCTTGGTCTACGTGGAATAATAATCGTATGCGCTACGAAAAATTATTAGATTTGATTAAGCGTTTGGATAACGGACAGGGTATGGCAGAAGTTGCACCTCCCGGAGCTAAAGCAGAACGCATGGTAAAACACATCAAAAAGAGTTATAGCAAAGATGGTAAACTAAGTCCTAAAGAGAAAAGTATTGCTTATGCTACTGCATGGAAAGCACACAACAAAGGTAAAGTTAAAGAGCAAGGTGTGGCGGAGGGCTACCAGTTAGATGAAGGTGCTATTGAAACTATTACAGCATTAGTCAAGAAGATTCCTGGCATTGGCAAATATTATCAAATGGCACAACAATACAAGCCACAATTGATTGAAATTCTGAAGACCAGCAAGTCTGGTAAAGAAGTTAAACAAAAGATGGAACAATTGGCAGCAGGTCAGTCTGCCACAGTCGCCGAATCGGGTATGACGAAACAACTTGGTGGATTGGCAGTAGGTGGCGGCAGCATTTTATCTACAATGTGGATGAATGCTATGGGAATGATTGATGGTGTATTGGCACACGCAGCCGCAGGCGAAGTAGGAGGCGCAGTAGCATCTGGTAGTATTCTAGGATTGATTCCTGTAACACTAATGTTATTTGCGGCAATGTTAATGTTCAAAGGATCAAAACAAAGTAGCGATGAAAAAGCACAAGCATTTCAAGCACAACGTGGTCAGCAAGGTGTGGCGGAAGGCACGGACGGACAAGTTGTGTTTTCGGGCACCGGTGCTGATGGTGGCAAATATGAAATCATTCAGTCCAGTCCCACAGACTTCATGATTCACGCCAACGGTAAGCACATTGACACTTATTCAAGTCTACAGCGAGCCATGAGTGTGCTCAAAAATGAAGTACCAGGATTAACTAAAGGTGTGGCGGAAGGTTCTACTACCGGACCAACAATTAAAGGCAATAAGATTTATTATGCAGACCATGTTGTAATACTTGATCCAGCAATTTACAATTCAGATCCAGCACTATACGATGAGTATGTGCGTGATATAGCTGGCGAAGACTTAGATCCTCAAGGCGATGCAAAATACCACAAGTATGAATTAGACCGAATCAACAACGATGGGTCTTGGACAGTTAGAAAATTAAAACCAAAAGGTGTGGCGGAGGAAAGCAAAGGCTTATGGGCTAACATACATGCTAAACGTGAACGTATTAAACATGGTAGCGGAGAACACATGCGTAAGCCAGGTAGTAAAGGTGCACCGACTGCTGATGCATTAAGAAAGTCAGCAAAGTGAAAATAACTGATGTTTTAGTTGAAGGTGCGTTTGGTAAAAACTTATATTACCAAGTTGATAACCAAGATAAAAATAGTGCATTGAAAGTTCAACAGCATTTTCCTTTTTATCCAACTAAAACTGAAGGCATATGGAAATGCCCTATAATGAAAAATGAAAGTTTTCAAACAGAGCAAAAGAAAAGACAGATTCTTAATCACTTATTCACACCTATCGTTGATATAAAGAAGCACCTTAAGGGACTAAAAGAATTTGCTGATACTGGTGACGGTGATAATGGTGGACAAGATGGTGAAGAAATTTTACGCCAATTAGCTAAACAATGGTGGTTAGGTACTGAACAAGACATGATTCGTGCTGAACGCACACTAGCAAGTATGGGCTGGGAAATCGGTGAAGATGAAGGTAGTTATGATAATGGTGGCGTGTTTGTAGTACGTGCAGGGGACACAAACGGGAAAAGTTACATATCATGGTCCCATGAAGATTTGGAGAATTAAATGAAAATAACAGAATTATACGAAGGTGCAGAACCCAAATTACCTGGAGCCCCTAGTGGCATTAAAATTATGTCAGTTGACCAGTTTGTTTCTGATCCTGAAGCCGATGATTTTGTAGATGGTAATGAAGAAGTTGATGAAAATACTACCGAGCCAATTAGTAGTAGAATTAACAGGATACAAATGAATGATTATTTGGCAAAAGCTGATGTATTACATAGTAAAATGTTAGATGCCAATAAAAGGCGCGACTCAGAAACTTGGGAAAAGTTAAAACAACAATATTTAGAACTAGAAAAACTTGCCGGTAAAGGTATGATACCTGAAGCAACTAAACTTCCTATCGACCAGCGTGATATAGGTGGACAAGAATTTCAAGATTATATGACACGAATTGCTGGCACTCCTGACATTGATAAAAAGACAGGTCAAGTAAAGTTAGATAAAAAAGGCAAAGAAAAATATGTGTCTGGAAAAACAAAACAAGACAAATATCGTATGCCTTATATTCACCGTAGTAGTGTAGTCAAGTACTATGATCCTGCAGGTAACAGATACCGTGAAGAAGATGTTAAACAAGCATTAGCAGTACGTCCAAAGAAATTACTAAAGCAAAATGAAAAGATGAAGCACAGTAATGGAGACTTAGAACAGTTCTTCAATATTGGTTTTGCCGCATTAGTTGGTATTGCATTAGACGAGAACACAAACAATTTAATTGTTGTTAATACATGTCCTGGCGCTGGCAGCTGTAAAATAGATTGCTTTGCTATGAAGGGCGGCAAGATTCAGTTTGAAGCGGCTTGGTTAAGTGACGGACGCATCATTACATATCTATTGAACAACCCAGATGGTTTCTTTGAGCAACTAGCAAATGAAATTGCTAAAGAAGAAAAATTAGGTAAAAAGGGCGGTTATAATGTAACTATTCGTTGGCATGACGCTGGCGACTTCTTTAGTCCAGAATACTTAGACTTAGCATTCAAGTTAGCAAACAGCTTACCTGATGTTAAATTCTACGCTTATACAAAGATGGCTGGTGCCGCACTAGCACAGAAACCCGATAACTTCATTATCAATTGGAGTGAGGGTGCTCATACAAGCCAAGAGAAACAAGTTAAGGCAGCTGATCCTAAATTAGATACAACTAAAAATAGTCGTATTGTACCAACTGGACTATTCCAAGACTTATTAGTTAAAGATGCTAAGGGTAATTTAGATAAGGGTAGTGAAGGACAATGGCAAATCATACCTGAAAAGTTACCTGAATTAAAACAACGTTTAGCTACCGAGTATGGATTAAGTGCTAATTCAATATTAAGTTATGACGAGTGGGCTACTAAAGGTCAAAAGATTCCTAATATGAAATGGAATGTTATTATTGCTCCCGGTGAACCAGACTTGACTGCAAATGATACTGGTGTATTAAGTACATTATTATTGAAGCACTAAATATGGACAGAGGCGTAATTGATTTTTACTTAAAGAACAAAGGAACCCCACCGGGGAAATAATATGTTAACTGATAACTTAAAAATACTATTAGCAAGTACAAATGCACTTGCTATCAAAGCACAAAACTTTCATTGGAATGTTGAAGGTGCCGACTTCCCACAATATCATAGTTTCTTTGACAATTTCTATACAGAGGTATACGGTTCAGTAGATAGAGTTGCAGAATATATTCGTACCTTAGATAGCTATACCCCAGGTAGTTTAACACGCTATGCTGAACTTAGTATTATTCCAGATCAAACTAAGATTCCACGTGCTGAATTGATGTTTACTGAATTGCTAACGGACAACGCTAAGATGATTGATTTTCTAAATATGTGTTTTCAATCAGCTACAGAAGAAAACAAACAAGGCATTGCTAATTTTATCGCAGAAAGATTAGATGCACACGAAAAACATCAGTGGATGATTCGCAGTGTTCTTAAAAAAGAACGAGCATAATGAGAGCATCAGAAATCATTGCAGAAGATTTAACTCGCAGAGGGTTTCTTGGTGCAATGGGTGCCGGAGCAGCCACAGGAGCACAAGCCTCACTAGGCTTAAAAATGCCCACAGATTTCAATGTATTAAGTAACAACCCACAGAACGAAATCACTTTGCAAAAAGTTGCAATAGGCTCAGGATTAAAAGGACCAGAATTGGCTCAATTCTTGGCTCAGATGAAACACGAATCATGGAACTTTGAACGACTAAAAGAAAAGCCAATGGGTAAAGGCTATTTTGAAAAAAGATACGGTGTTCAATATGCACCCAAGACAGCAAGAATATTAGGAAACACTCGTCCAGGAGATGGTGAAAAATATCATGGCAGAGGGTTTGTACAGTTGACTGGTCGTGATAATTATAGAATGGCTAGCCAAGCATTGAATATAGATTTAATCAATCATCCTGAATATGCAGCCAGACCTGACATTGCTGCCAAGATTGCTATATGGTATTGGAAAACTAGAGTTAGACCTAATATAACTAATTTCAAAGATACTGCTACTGTTACCAAATATATTAATCCAGCAATGCGTGGACTTAAAGATAGACACGAAAACTTTATAGATTATTATAGAATATTATGAGAGCAACAGAGTTCATCACAGAAGCCCCATTACAAGATTATGTACCATTGGGTGATTTTGAAAAGAAAGGGCAGTTTAATCCAGTAGACCGTAAACTGATTACACATCCTGTTACTCAAACAAAAGCAATTAAATTTTTAGAGAACACACCTTATAATTTTAGATTGTTTTTTAATAATAGTCCAGGACTACGAAAGTTTAAAGAATACGGAGCAATAAATCCAAATGAAGTTAAAAATATCTTTAGCAAAGAGCAAGCAGATTTAATTGTTAACAGGCACGAAAATGCAATTACTATTGTGTTTATAGGTAACACCGGTGACAGAGCAGTTATGATGACGCCGTGGGTAATGGCACATAGATTTGGTCATGCAATTACTGCATCAAATCGTAATAATTATGGCACATCAAGAGGTAATATTGCTGATCCATGGAATAAGGCAGAGAGTTATTTCTTTAATTATATCAATAAGATTCTAAAAGATTATTATAATAAATCAGCAGAGCATAGGTATACTAATACTGCTGTTAATTGGAACCTACAACAAGAATACGGTGCTTTTTTCAATGCTATAGGCACACAGCGTAGTAGTCGCACCGGACAGATAAAAAGACCATATGAATTTATGTATGAATTATTTGCACAATATCTAAAAGACGGTAGAATTACGTTAAATCCACTACCAGTTTCATTAGACTATGGTAGAAAAGCATGGGGTAGAACAACTAAGTTTATGAGATTGAATCCTGAATTACAAAATGATGAATTATTACGCGGAGAAGCTAGCTTAGAATTATCAAATGTATTATCTAATTTGTTTGACTCTGTGCTACGCGCCAGTGTAGGTAAAATATATATTATGTGAGGAATAATGAACCACTATCTAACTTATGTAAAACACAGCTATGAAGTTATACTTGAAGCCGAAAGTAAACTTTGTGTAAATTTAGAACATAATGTAGAGGCTTACGTGGTTCATTTGTTCGCACGATACTTAGATAATCCAAACTTAAATCGTGAACCAGTATGTATCAAAATTATGGAAGGTACACGCCTACCCATTGAACAACGAAAGAAAGTTCTAAGCAGTGTAGCAGATGAGTGCCTATTAATCAATGGGTTAGAATTAGCAAAAAATCGCTGGCCCAGTAACAATTACTATAAAGAAATGGGTTGTCTAGCATATGACCAAGTAGCATATACTGAGCGCCCACCGGATATATTCTATGTAGGATTAGCAGAGAAATTCAATCTAATCAGCAAAGTTTTAAATAAATGTAAAGTACCATTGTAATTAGACTAAGTAAGTTATTAATGGGGTATATATGGGTGGATTTAGAAACTTTGCTAATAAAATACTGCAAATGACAGGTTTGCGGGATGAACGAGAACAAGACAATTTTGTTTATATCAAATTTGATAAAAAAATCCCTACATCAAAATACAATGTTACATTTGATGTATTGCAGGAAAATGTAAATATTCCAATAGGGCAAAATCCAAATAACAATATACCTTTTGTTCATGGTAAGAATATAGGTAATTTCTCAGTATTATGGGTTTGTTGTAATAACGGGGATGAAAATATTACTAAGAAGTTTGCCGCGGCTTGGCAAGGAGATGATAACTGTACATTCTTTAGACCCAAGTCACATAGTGGTATTATAAATTCAGGGATTGAATCAGTAGACCAAACTGATCATAGTTATGAACCTGAAAAAATAAATTTCTTTTATACAATGTTATTGGATATCATGTATCCAGATGAAACAGAATACACTACATATAGAATAGTATTGGCACACGGTAGTGGTAAAAAGTTGAAATATACCGCAGAATTAGTTACCGATTTAAAACTACACGGATATGAAGCATACACAGATAAATTAACAGGTAAATTTTCTCGTTATACACCTAAATACGATAGAACTTCAGGAAAAGATCAAAATGATTGGTTTTTAGGGGTAGCAGGAGATATATTACACGGGTATGATCAGATTATGAAGTTAAGATACAATCCTGTATTAAAGTATAGAGATAGCAACAATAAGGATTGGTTATTGACTAATAGCGTCAATAAAACACGTCCTATATTAATTAGACCAACTGACATTAATACCTTTGAAATAAGATTTTTAGAGTGGGATTAACATATGCAATATCCAGTATATCCAGAACAAGAAGGGGAATGGGACAGACCTTTGAACCCATATAGCCCTGTATAGAACTCGCCTTAGGACCGAGTAGCCGGCTGCTGGCTGCATGATAGGATTCGCTACCCAATTCATCAAAGTGAGCATAAATACTATACTATGAGAGCAGAACTACTTTACGAATCCGCAGTCGATGAATTAAAAAAGAAATTACCTAGCCTACGCAAAATAGACTACAGTACTATTGACAATTTAATGCAACGCATCAGTAAGCGTTACAAGATCACCGGCAAAAAATTACATGACTTATTTGTGAGCAAATACGGTCATACGCCAGACACCTGGATAAAAAAATACAAAGAAAAGCTAGGTGAAGAAGGTGTGGCGGAAGATTTGTCAGAAGCTAGAAATAGTTTATTTGCTTTTGTGAAGCAACAGTTTCCTACTTGGCCTGATTATGTATTGAAAGACTTCTTATATCCACAAGCCAAGGGCATCCGTGACCAAGCAGAGTTAGATGATTTTCTCAAAAGAAATAAACAAGACTTTGGTAATTGTAAATGGACACTGACTAAACTGCCTATAACATTTGATATCTTTACACCAAAGACTCAGCGTATGCTTGCTAGTCGTGAAGGTGGTAGTTCTAATCCTTTTCAAGTTCCAAGAGATGCCGAAAGACATGCACAACAATCACAAATGATTCAGCAAAAAGGCGTAAGTGCTGAACCTATTATTGTTGCTAAATTATCAAACGGGTATGATTTGATTGAAGGTTGGCACAGAACTATTCAACATTTGAAGGCATTCCCTCAAGGATACACAGGCCCTGCTTGGGTATGCACTGGGGCCACATACAAAAGTGAAAGCGTTGAGCAAGGTGTGGCGGAAGGTTTAGATGAGGCAGTAGGCGGTAACTATCTATATCACGCTACAAGTGCGAGTGGTCTTAAAGGAATGTTATCGTCGGGTAGTATTCGATCAGCAAGAGCACCACAGGCAGCAACCTCAGCGCAAACCAAACTGCCTACAGTAAGTGTAACCAGAGATTGGGGTTATGCTAATGGTGTTAACGCACAAACACAAATGGTAAGCATTGGTAGAGATGCAATATTAGTACTAGATCGTAATGCAGTTGAAAGTAATTTCAAAACATTAGGTACAAGTCAAAGTACAAATATCAAAGGACTAGCATTCAATCCATATCTTACAAAAAATGGAGTGGCAAGATCACAGAACACAGATCCAATGGCAAGAAATATTGCAAAGGCCAAGGCAAAAAACGCCGAACCTACTGCAAAAGCAGGTGGAGAATTTGAAGAAGCAGTAGTTGTTCCAAAAGGTGCATTGCCTTTAAAAGGAACAATGGTTGGGTTTTGGGTTAATCCTAAAAGCGAACTGATGAAAGATCCTTCTATAATGAATGATCCTCGTAGATTAGATATGGTAAGACCCAATCAATTTACAAAAGCAACACAAACGCAAGGTGTGGCGGAAGATTGGCAGAAAGTCAACAAGAGTGACAAGACTGATGGCATGAGTGGCAAAGCAGTTAAAGCATATCGTAGAGAGAATCCAGGTAGTAAGTTAAAGACTGCTGTAACAACTAAGCCAAGTAAATTAAAGAAGGGCAGTAAAGCTGCCAGCCGTCGTAAAAGTTTCTGTGCTAGAATGGGTGGAATGAAGAAACATAATGCTAGTGTCAAGACTAAGCGAGATCCAGATAGCCCAATCAACAAAGCATTGCGTAGATGGAACTGTGAATCTATTGAAGAATTACAACAATTAACAATGATTGCTGAACAAAAAATTGCTGAGGCAAAGAATCCTGCAATGCAAGCTGCTATTGCTATTGCTAAAAAAAAAGAGAGAATGAAAGAAGGTGAAGTGTTGCAATTCCCCAACAAGCAACAACCTACTAAACCTAACGTAAGTCCATTACAAAAGAAAAAACAAGTAACACAACGCACAACTAGTCAGAACGTTGTGCCAATTGCTAAAAAACCAGCCGGTATTACTTGGAAGAAGTTACCCAAAGATGTATTGAAATTAGCTAACGATTGGTTCTGGGCTGACATGGAAGATGGAGGTTCAGCAGCCGTACTAGATCCAAAAGGATATGGTTCTGGTACTAGAAATCAATTACAATTTATCACGGCACAACTACAACAACGTGGTTGGAATATTGATCATGATGAGGAAGTTGATAACGTCTTACTCACCAATAAAACGGGCCAGTCTGTTCTACTACCAAGAGATGATGCATATGACTTTAAGGGTTGGGCAGCAGGCACGAATAGTCATTTACGTGAATCTATTGAACAAAAAGATGATGTGCAAAAAATTAAAAATTTTATTAAATGGTCGATGATAACATTGAATATAGAAAAGCCATATCCTAAATTTACATTGAGTAGAGATACAGAACAGGCACAAAAAGGTCATCGCACTGGAATGCACACTGGAGATAGAATTTGGGTATATATTGAGAATAGAAATTTAGTTGATATATTCCGTACTATATTCCATGAGTTAGTACATCATAGACAAGACCAACTTGGTATGATTAAGCACGGTGATAGCTATCCTGGAAGTCCTATTGAAGCACTAGCAGATATGATGGCAGGCAAGTATATAAAAATATACGGTAAAGAACATTCAGATATATTTCAATGAGAGCAAAAGAATTTGTATCAGAGGTGGTTAATCCAGAAACATTAGGTGATCCTAATGATACTAGTTCTGGACCAAGTTGGGAGCATGAGGTTCGTATAGGTCCATACATCTATAAAGCAGAACATTACTTAGCATTAGGTGATATACCTGGATTAGTAATAAGTGCATACGACCCAAGACAACCAGTAGGTAAACAGTATATAGGCCAGGCCGTATTTGTACTTCATACTGAAGAAGATAATCAACAATGGCTTCAAAGTGACGAGACACAAGTTGAAGAAAAATATCGTAGTAAAGGGGTAGCAAGTACAATGTATGCTTATGCTAAAATGTTAGGGAATGACATTAAACCAAGTCCTTATCAAAGTCAAATGGGTAAACAAATGTGGCATAAATGGAATGAAAAGGGTGATGCACAGCACCTAGTACCTGAAAAATAAAATGAGAGCCTGTGAGTTTTTAATTGAATACAATAGAGCCAAAACTGCACAGATGGTAGGTCCGCAGTTGATAAATGCCTTTGCAACAGGCGGAGACAAACAACAGTATCAATTCTATAATACAACATTTGTATTTCCTGATGGTCAACCAAATACAGAAGCAATACTTGCAGAAGTATTACGTAACTTAGAAGAAGCAGATCCAACTAAAAATAAAATATATGTTCCATGGTTAGCACGTGAGTATGCTAAACAAAACATCAAACGTTTAGAAGATGCACATGTGTTAGGTCCATTGTTAGCAGATTATGACAAATATAAAAAGCGTAATGATTTTCGTGCTGATGCTAAGGATATCATGCGGTTGACCTATCCTCAGTTCTACACAATAATGAATAACTATGAGCCTCCAGCAGAGCCACTAAAAGATAAAGGGCAAGCAGTAGAAGTTTATAGAGATAATGATGTAAGAGTTGTTATACCAGAAAATGAACAAGCTGCTTGTTATTATGGTCAAGGTACTCGTTGGTGTACAGCAGCCACAAAAGGAACAAATTATTTTAGTAGATACAGTAGTAAAGAAAGACCATTGTATATTTTGTTACCTACCCAACCTAGCTATGATGGTGAAAAATATCAATTACATTTTGGTTCAGACCAATTCATGGATGAACAGGATGACCCAATTAATTTATACGAATTGTTAACTGAAAGATTCCCTGACCTTTACAAATACTTCATTACAAAAGAACCTGAAGTTAAAGAGTTGGTTCCTTTTACAGATGATGCTTTATTAGCATCAATGGGTTTACAAATTCGTGATTTAACAATGGATCATGTTTATCAAATGGCAAGTGATTGGGAAGACAATGACAGTTATTTTAAAGACTGGCAATTAGACACCGCTAAAAAAATGGGTATCATTAATGATGAAATGGATGATGACGAAATCTGGGAAGTCATACATGATAATCCTAAAATTAATGACTACTTTGATTATAATGATGATGCTAGAAGATTTTTGGTTGATATAAAAAGTGCATTAGCAGTAACACCATCACAGATGAAAGAAATTGCTATTGATATAATGAATGATACAAATGAGTCGGATGAACCTGTAACTTATTACAATTTAGGTCTGATAATGGCTCATCATATAAAAAAATATTTTAATCCTTATTGGAAAAATTATGGGTGGCGTAGTAGAAATGATGAAGACCATGGTGTTGCTGAGTGGGTAGCAGAACATATTTCTATTAGCAGACAAGGACAAGTAAGTTACGCAAGATAAGGGTAAATCTTTACACAAAAAGTTTGACTTCTTTACGATTTCATGTATAATAAGTACTTTCTCAAGGAGTATTTATGAGTGATGTGAAAACATTCAACGGCGATCAGAAGATTAAACTTACCCAACTTGTCAATGAGGGTATGGCAGTAATGCACGAAATTGACACATTAAATGGTGGTCTTACAGACACTATCAAAGCAATTGCAGAAGAACTAGAAGTTAAACCTAGTGTACTTAAGAAAGCAATCAGAGTGGCCCATAAAGCGAGCCTAACACAATCAAATCAAGAACACGAACAACTCAACACTATTTTGGAAACAGTGGGTAAAACAATATAATGGTGTTACCTCTGATAAATAATATAGGGCGAACAGGAGTAATTACCTTTCTGTGCCGAATCACAGATAGCCCATCTATTACTATTCGGAGTATCAAAATGAGTTCAAGAAAACACAGATTAGTCTGGGAATCCGTTAACGGTCCTATACCAAAAGACCTAGACGGTAGGTCTTATGAAGTACATCATATTGATGGAAATCATAATAACAATGAAATTTCTAATTTACAATTGGTTACTATCCAAGAACACTATAATATCCATTCTTTGCAAGAAGACTGGAATGCGTGTGTACTTATAGGTTTAAGGTTGAATAAAACCACAGAAGAAATATCAAAACTTAATAGCATGGCCGCTAAAAAAAGAATAGAAAACGGTACGCATCATTTTCTTAAGGGAGGTCCGAGAGAAGATTTGAAGGGTGATAAAAACCCAATGAAAAATCTCATTACTGCTAAAAAAGTCGGTGATTCGACTAGAGGTAAAACTAAAAATTGGACCGAGAAAAGAACACAAGCGGATCTCAACAGAAGAGGTAAAAAATTAAATTATACTCCTGAAGGGTTAACAAAACAAACAGAAAGTAGAAGAAACCAATTTTTAATGAATAATCCAACCAATATAAAAATGACATGTATTCATTGTGACAAGACGATTGATAAACCAAATCATACTCGTTGGCACGGTGATAATTGTAGGAGTAAACAATAATGTCCTATGTGGATGCGATACACAGTCGGGATGAAGATAGAATTTATGTAGTTGAACGAGGTACTGACGGTAAGCGTCATTACACTGAATATCCTGCCAACTATGTTCTCTATTATCCTGATCCAAAAGGTAAGCATCGTAGTATCTATGGTAATCCTGTATCTAGATTCAGTACACGCAAGCGTCAAGAATTTGAAAAAGAACGTAGAATACTTAGTGGGAAAGAACTTTTTGAAAGTGATATCAATCCAGTATTTCGTTGTCTAAGCGAAAACTATTTGGGTGTTGATGCACCTAAACTTCATACTTGTTTCTTTGACATTGAAGTAGACTTTGATCCAGAGAAGGGTTTCAGCCCTACTAGCGATCCATTCAATCCAGTAACTGCAATCAGTATGTATTTGGATTGGCAAGACACATTGATAACATTGTGTATTGCACCCAAACACATGAGTGATGAAACAGCATGGGAAATCACACGTAAGTTTGAGAACACATTGCTTTTCAAAAGTGAAAAGGAAATGTTTGATACATTCTTTGAATTGATTGAAGATGCTGATGTGTTAACTGGTTGGAATTCAGAAGGATATGATATACCATATATGGTTAATCGTGTCACCCGTGTAATGAGTAAAGACGATACCCGCAAATTCTGTTTAATGGGTCAACTACCCAAGCCAAGAGAGTATGAACGATTCGGTAAGTCAGAAATGACTTACGACTTGATTGGTCGTATTCATATGGACTATCTTCAACTTTACAAGAAATACAACTATGAAAGTCGCCATAGCTATAAACTAGATGCTATTGGTGAAATGGAAGTTGGTGAAAACAAAACACAATACGAAGGTACACTTGACCAATTGTACAACAAGGACTGGGAAAAGTTCTTAGAGTATAACCGTCAAGATACTATGTTGCTGGTTAAGATTCATAACAAATTAAAATTCTTAGAATTAGCTAATCAGTTGGCACATGAGAATACAGTATTACTGCCAACAGTAATGGGTTCTGTAGCTATGATTGAAATGGCAATTTTTAATGAAGCGCATGAACGAGGTTTAGTTGTCCCGGATAAAAAACGAAGGAAAGAAAATGCAGAAGATGTCCAACAAGCGGCAGGTGCCTATGTTGCTACGCCCAAAAAAGGTATGCACGAATACGTCGGAGCAGTTGATATCAACTCGCTCTACCCCTCGGTTATTAGAGCCATCAACATGGCAGGCGAAACCATCATTGGTCAAGTCAGACAAACACTAACTGACAAATACATGACGGATAAAGGTCAAAGACTTGCATCAGAAAAGAAACGCCACAAAGAGGGCGATGATGCAGTTACTGGCAGTATTCTGTGGGAAAATCTATTTGGCGCATTAGAGTACACTGCAATTATGAATCAAGAACGGGGTACTATGCTCACACTTGATTATGAAGATGGTCGTAGTGAGGAAATGAGTGCGGCAGAGATATGGAAACTAATCTTTGATAGTCATAAGCCCTGGATGCTTAGTGCAAACGGTACAATCTTTACATACGAGAAAGAGGGTGTTGTACCTGGATTGCTAACTCGTTGGTATAGTGATCGTAAGGAAATGCAGAAGAAACTAAAAGAAGCAACGACCCAAGCTGACAGGGAGTATTGGGATAAGCGACAACTGGTACGCAAGATTTTGCTTAACTCTGCATATGGCGCACTGTTGAACGAGCATTGTCGTTTCTATGACAAGCGTATCGGTCAAAGTGTTACACTAAGCGGCCGTCAGATTGTCCGTCATATGATGAGCCAAATTAATGAATGTGTTACAGGTGAGTATAATCACGAAGGACAAGCAATTGTGTATGGTGATACTGACAGTTGTTATTTCAGTGCTTACCCTGTGTTACAAACACAAATACAGAATGGTGAATTACAATGGGACAAAGAATTGTGCATTTCATTATATGATAATATTGCTGACCAAGCGAATGAGAGTTTTCCAGCATTCATGGAGAAAGCATTTCATGCACCTCGCAAGAATGGTGCAATCATTAAAGCTGGTCGTGAACTGATTGGTGACCGTGCTATCTTTATTACAAAGAAACGCTATGCTATCAATATCTTTGATAAAGAGGGCAAGCGTAAAGATAAAGATGGCAAAGCAGGTGATGTTAAGGCTATGGGTCTTGATTTGAAACGAGCAGATACTCCTAAATATATACAAGAATTCTTAATGGGTGTACTAGAAATGGTTATCCAACAAGGTAAAGGTCGTGCAGAAGTAGTTGATAAAATCAAAGAATTTAAACGAGTACTAACTAAACAGGATAGCTGGACTAAAGGCTCACCAAAAGGTGTTAACAAACTAACAATGTACGGTGATCTAGAAGCTAAGAGTACCACTGGTCGTGCTAATATGCCCGGTCACGTTAGAGGTTCATTGAACTACAATTATCTACGCAAAGTTAATTCAGATAATTATAGCATGAAAATTGTTGATGGTATGAAAGTGATTGTTTGTAAATTGAAATCAAATCCATTAGGTTTCACAAGCATAGCATACCCTACAGATGAACTACGATTACCACAATGGTTTACTGAACTACCATTTGACGATGAAGAAATGGAAAAGACACTGGTAGACGAAAAGATTGAAAATTTACTAGGTGTCTTGGGTTGGGATATACGAGATAGTACAGATGTTAAATCAACATTTGATGACTTATTCTCATTCGGTTAAATTAGTGTTGACTTGTGTATTATATTCCATTATAATGCACAGATAGAACACCTAAATAGTGTTATACATACAAAGGAAAGAAATGAAAGACATTTTACAAGATATTATTGCACATACTAGTGCATTGGGATTTATTGAACTAGTTAAAATAACTGGTACTGATACTGAAACAACTATCAATGCTATTGCAGAAGATAAGAGTGTTATTCTAAGTGGAACATTTAAGAATCCGCATCCAGAGTTTATCGGCGTGGTTGGTATGCCTAATCTAGGTAAACTTAAAACTATTCTTAGTTTTGATGAATATGACGAGAAGGCTAAAATCAATGTAGTTAAAGGTACACGTGATGATCCTAACGCACTGAGTAGCATTCACTTTGAAACAGTAAGTGGTGATTTTGTTAATGATTATCGTTTCATGGCTCAAAGTGTTATTGAAGAAAAAGTTCGTTCAGTAACTTTTCATGGTA